ATGTCAAAGCGTTTGGAATGGTTGACAGCGTACATGATGACATTCATACTTTTGATGAACTGCCTCTCGGCACAAGCGCAGCGGACGGAGACCTTTGTACGAGACGGGTATACTTATACGCTGAACGAGGAGGGCGGCGCGACCATCGTCCAAGGAGTTGATGCCAGCGAGGTAGCCTTTCCGAAGTCGCTTGACGGACACCCGGTCACAGTGATCGCCGACTATGTGTTTTTTGGGTGCGAATCGCCGACGAGCGTGACGATTCCTGACAGCGTGACGAGCATCGGGGATACTGCGTTTTACGGGTGCACCTCCCTGACAGCGATTAGCGTTTCCTCCCAAAATAAAACCTATGCACAGATTGATGGCGTGTTATTCGATAAGCTCACAAAAACGATTCACACGTATCCTGCGGGGCGCACAGCAGAGTCTTATAAAATTCCGGACGGAATCGTCGGCATCGGGGCAAGGGCGTTTTCTCGGTGCGATTCTCTGACGAGTGTGACGATTCCTGACAGCGTGACAAGCATCGGGGGAGGGGCGTTTTATGGGTGTCGCTCCCTGACGAGCGTGACGATTCCTGACAGCGTGACGAGCATCGGGGATACTGCGTTTACCGGGTGCGACTCCCTGAAAGCAGTTAACGTTTCCTCCAGAAACAAAACCTATGTACAGATTGATGGCGTGTTATTCGATAAGCTCACAAAAACGATTCACACATACCCTGCGGGGCTTACAGCACAGTCTTATGAAATTCCAGACGGGACCGTTGGCATCGGGACAAGAGCGTTTTCTGGGTGCGGCTCGCTGACAAGCGTGACGATTCCCGACAGCGTGACGAGCATTGGGAGATCTGCGTTTTGGGGGTGCGGCTCGCTGACGAGCGTGACGATTCCTGACAGCGTGACGAGCATCTGCGATACTGCGTTTTTGGGATGCGACTCCCTGACGAGCGTGACGATTCCCGACAGCGTGATGAGCATCGGGACACAGGCGTTTTTTGGGTGTCACTCCCTGATGAGCGTGACGATTCCTGACAACGTGACGAGCATCGGGGAAGAAGTGTTTAGTGGATGCGCCTCGCTGACGAGCGTGACAATTCCTGACGGCGTAACGAGCATCGGGGATTATGCGTTTTATGGGTGCACCTCACTGACGAGCGTGACAATTCCCGACAGCGTGACGAGCATCGGGGATACTGCGTTTGCGCGTTGTCCCAACCTGACCATCCAATTCGTGGATGGTTCCGCGGCGCAGGCGTACGCAATTGCAAAGAGCAGCGTGTACGGAAACCAAAAACTAATTATCATAACGGCTTTTATATTGTGCGTGCAGGTAATCTTGCATGTACTGCATTTTTTTGTGTGTTAGGCAGTCGGTTTATAGATATGGATCGAATTATCGAACGCTTGCTGGAAGAAATGAAAAAACAGTCTCTGGGGGCGGGTTCGTAATCTGTCCCCGAACGTCTGGTAACGGTTATCTTCTATTCCAGAGTGGTGGGAATATACATTAAATGGTGACTGCGGCACATTTGGCGTACAGTCATCAGTTGCATTTACCCCTCCACCACAGCCCCATCTTTGAAAATGAAGCGCATAGTGCCGTCCTCCTTTATCCGTACCTGCTCAACTGTGCCGCACCACAGCGCTTCGTTGAATGTCCTGACAAGCCCCTGCTTACGCAGCAAATCGAGATACCCCTTGAGTTTCCCGCGCTTGGCGGTCAGGGATTCCCGACGCGCCTCCACCTCGGCGATGCGCCGCTGGGCTTCATGGAACCGCGCTTCATACTCGTCGTATTGCCGCTGATACTCGGCCTGATCCATTGCCACATGCGCATTGGCGCTGATATGACGCTGCATAAGTTCCATGACGATCTCCAAGTCAGTGCGAAGTTCAGCCTGCTGCTCCACCAGGCCGGATATATCACAACGCTCCCGCATGGTATCTTCGCAGACTTGAATGATTTCTTCCTTGCGGTCAACGATTTGGTTGAAGGCCCGCACAAAGGCATCCTGTATGGTTTCGTTGCGCATGGGGGGCGTGCCACAAGTGGTAAGCCCTTTGTGCCTTGCATTGCATTGCCATACGGTATGGGAATGCCACGACTTGCTGCCGTACAGCTCCCCGCATTCATCGCAGTAAATCCGGCCAGAGAAGCAATGCGGCGTGTAGTTCCTGCGCCCAGGCTGCTTCCCGAGCTTCAGTTCGACCTGAACCGCATCAAAAATCTCTGGCTCGATGATGGCCGGGTGGCTGCCCTCCACATAGTATTGCGGTACTTCGCCCTCGTTCACCTTCATCTTCTTGGTCAGGAAGTCTGTGCAGAAGGTCTTTTGCAGGATGGCGTCGCCCTTGTATTTCTCGTTGGTGAGAATGCTTATGACGGTATTAGGCCGCCAGTTAATCTTGCCGCCCGGCGATGGGATGCCGCGCTCCGACAGGTGGTGCGCGATGAATGATGGCGACTTTCCTTCAAGAAACATTCGGTAGATATTCTTGACGATAACCGCTTCATCTGGGACGATCTCCGGCAGTCCATCTGCGCCTTTGCTGTAACCGAGGAATTGCTTGTAGGGGAGGGCGACCTTGCCGTCCGCAAAGCGCTTGCGCATGCCCCAGGTCACGTTCTCAGAGATGGAGCGGCTTTCCTCCTGGGCGAGGCTGGACATGATCGTAATGAGAAGCTCGCCCTTGGAATCCAGTGTGAAAATATTCTCTTTTTCGAAGTAGACCTCGACGCCCTTCTCCTTGAGCATCCGGACCGTGGTCAGCGAATCCACGGTATTGCGCGCGAACCGTGAGACGGACTTCGTGATGATGAGGTCAATCTTCCCGTCCAGCGCATCCTGCACCATCTCCTTGAAGCCGTCACGCTTTTTGGTGTTCGTGGCGCTGATGCCCTCGTCGGTGTATACCTTCACGTATTCCCACTCAGCCTTGGAGAGGATGTACTGCGTGTAGTAGTCCACCTGGGCCTCGTAGCTGGTGAGCTGTTCCTCTTGGTCAGTGGAAACGCGGGCATACGCGGCCACACGGCGCTTATGGGCTCCGGAGATCGGCATGGCGGTGAAGCTATTCAGGGTGGCTGGCATCACCGTAACGCGCGGGGTGAATGCTCTGGCTTCGCTCATTTCTCCCACCTCTTTCGTGCTTTCTCGGCGGCCTGGCGCCGCATTTCTTCTGTCCACGCAATATCACGCAATTTGTCCTGCCACACGCGCTCAATCTGTGTCCCGTCCATGAACTCATAGACTAGGTGGTTGAAGGCGGGAACATGAATTTTGCGAACCATGCTCTTGAAAACCTTCTCGTCGAATTCCCGCAGGCCCAGCGCGGATGCAGTCGTGGCGATCAGGATGTCCTCGGGAATCTGCTTGGCGTGGCAGTGCTTCTTGCCCATCATGAGATAGGTGGTGCAATTCCAGGCGGTCTTCCCGTGGGTGCGCTTGCGCTTGTAGTTCTGGCCGCATGAGGCGCAGGTAATCATACCTGTGAATACGCCGCTTTCGGGTGCCTTGCATTTGATCCCGTTGAGTAGTCGGTTCCTCTCCATGAGTTCACGGGCCTGTTGGTATGTTTCTGGCGTGATGATGGCCGGGTGCGTGCCCTCGGCGAAATAGATGGGCAATTGCCCGATGTTGCGCTGCTCCTTTTTGCTTAGATGGTCAACTTTGAACTGCTTTTGAAGCAGCGCGTTCCCGGCGTACTTCTCATTCTTCAATAGCTTGACCACCCGATTGGGCGTCCAGGTACCCCCGCGATAACAGGGAATCTCGCGCTCCCGCAGGGAAGTAGCGATGTCGGCGGTGGCCACACCTCTCAGGTAGGAATCGAATACCTCGCGCACGATCTCAACCTCCAGGGGGTGAATCTCAACCTCACCCTTTCGGATGCGGTACCCGTAGAGGAAGCGCCACGTGACCGGCTTTCCGGCCTTGTAGCTCTTGTGGATGCGCCACTTGCAGTTTTCGGACACCGAGCGGCTTTCCTCCTGCGCGTAGGAAGCGAGGATGGTAAGCATCAGCTCGCCATCCCCGCTCATCGAGTGGATATTCTGTTCCTCGAAGTAGACGTCCACGCCCAACGTCTTTAGCTCCCGCACCGTTTCCAGCAGCGTCACCGTATTGCGGGCAAACCGGCTGATGCTCTTGGTGATCACCATGTCGATTTCCCCGGCCCGGCAGTCGGCCAGCAGCCGCTGGAATTCCGGGCGCTCGGCCTTGGTGCCGGTGAGCGCTTTGTCTGCGTACACGCCCGCGTAGCGCCAGCTGGGATTTTTCTGAATGAGGTCGCTGTAGAAACATATCTGCGCGGAGAGTGAGTGCAGCATGGAGTCCTTGTCCGCTGATACCCGTGCATATGCCGCGACGTTCAGAAGGCGCGGCGGCTTTGGCGGCGCCGGGTTCACTTTTCGTATGATTCGGGCCAAATCAACCCCTCCTTTCGACTGTCTGTCTTATAGGAAGGGTCGCGGAAAAACAAGGCTTTTCGTAGCGAAAGAGAGGCTGGTATTTGGCGGCGAATTTTGTCTCAAGTGCCGAGTAATCCGCCTCGTCAATGAGGCCGCTCTCGAGCATATCGCTGGCCACGGAGATGGCCGCCAGGTATCGCTGATTCTGCCTATACCGCATGTCCGTCATGACAACCCTCCTTGCCATAGCGGTCTGCGATATAGCAGGCGCGGGAGCAGTATTTGCGGTGGCTGGACGCATAGCTGAAGAAGCACTTGCCACAGCACGAACACTTCTTCTCGACCGCATTGTGGGCGCTGAGGATGCGGTGGGAATAGCTCCAGGCATAGCGGCAGCCGTCTGAGCAAAACCGGCGCTTTCCTTTGATTGCTATGGGATGCCCACAACGGGCACAGGCGGTAGTCGCAGCCGCGTCACTATCGGCGTCTGCACGGCGGCAAAAGGACTTGAGGGTGTTCTTTGAGATACCGAGATCGGCAGAAATCTGAGCAAAGCTCAACCCCGCCTGCCGCATTTCGAGCAGACGTACCTTTTGGGATGAAGTCATACGCACCTCCGTGATATGGCCTGAGGCCAGGATGGTGTGTCGCTTTGCGCGTTGACTTCTTGCTTCGTGTAATCATGTTATGTGTAAAATGCGCCGCAGGCGGTGGGCCTGCGGCACGTGGGTATCTGTTTCTTGCGGTTATTCTGAGACACCGTTTTCATCGTTCGAGGTATTTGGATCGTCTTGTTCATCTCTCAGTTTGGTCAGCGCGCCGGTGATGAACCCAGGCAATTTGACACCCATTTCTCCAACATTTTCAACGACCGAAAGACCTTCATTTGCGATGAAGAAGAAGGCTGTGGAGGTGCGAAAAACGCCCGCAGCATTGCCGGTGATCCGGTCGAGTTGTGCCGCCAGGATGACGATCAGGAAGATAGCGCCCTTCTTCATCAGGCCCTCGAAGCCCACAGAGGATTTCAGCGTCTTGGTCTTGAATGCCGCACCGACGCCGGTAATGTAGTCCATGATGATGAAAATGAGCAGAATCTCCAGGCTCTTGTCCCAGCCGCCCAGCAGCGTCGAAGCCACGCCCGCGCCAATCGCGGTCAGGGTAGAAAAGAAAGTATCCTTCATGGTTTGACCTCCTCTGTGTACTCTTTGCTGATCCACAGGACCTCGCCGCCAACCAGGACCGGGGACCAGCCGTCCGTTTCCACCGGTGTCAGTATCGTGCTCCTGGCGACAGCCTTTACCGCGTCATAAGTAGTGCCGGGCCCGGTGCGGAGGTTGACGGAGCCTCCCGTGACGCGGATGCCCGTAGTAGGCGCTGGATCGGCGGGCGGTTCCGCTGCGGTCGTCAGCCCCAGCGCGGCGAGCGTGACGGCGTCGCCCCGGCCGGTGACCGGCAGCCCTGCCTTCTGCTGGAACGCCTTGAGCGCCGCCAGCGTCTTCACGCCGAACTCACCGTCGCCATTAAGGTCGGCGCCATGCTCGTTCAGCGCCTTCTGCATCGCGGCCGTACGGTAGCCCCTGTGACCCAGCACCAGGTCACAAGACGGGTTATACCGAACTACGGCGCAGACCTTGCCAGCGTAGTGGGTGATGGAGTCCGTTCGGACGCCGTAGGCGGTGCCCCTCGCGTGCACGATCTTGGAGGCGGACGCCACCATCGTGACATGCGTGATCTTGTTCGCCCGACTGCTGTTCTTCTCGGTGCAGAGGAATTGCAGATCACCCGGCTGCGTCGCCTTGGCGATCACAGATGAGCCGCCAAACTTCTTTCCAATGGCGGCATAGCTCTCCGGCCAGAGCAGTTCGAAATCATCATCGTACACCTCGTAGCAGGATAGTGGTACCCGACCACCGTACTTCCACGCCTTGCCCTGGGCGCTGTAGGCGCGAGCGACGAAGGAGGAGCAATCGAAGATGTTCTCCTGCGTGCGTTTCGCCTGACTGTACCGGCAGCCCACCTTGGTGACCGCCCAATCTCGTGCGGCCTTTGCGACATCCGAATAGCTCATGTAGAACCTCCATAATAAATTAAAGCGCCACCTTGCGCTTCCATTTTTTCCCATGCATGTGATCCATAATAGAAGCTATTACAATTAATGGGTAACACCTTTGTGCTACCCATAATCTAATCAGATCCTATTAACAAGTTGCTAGATGGCCTTTCAGGGACACTTCGCATCCTTACGATAATACTTCTACATACCTTAAGGCGTTTTCTGTTGCATAAGTGTCTGCGTAGGAATTGGAGACCACATTCAAGGTCAGGTTTTTATTACCTTCAAATGAGCCAAAGCCGATCGAGTTCACGCTGTCCGGAACTGAGACGGAAACCAGATTATCACAGGCGGAGAAAGTATGCTCCCCAATGGATATAACACCGTCCGGGATGGTAATGGAGGTCAGGCCGTCGCAGAAAGTAAATGCAAAATCCCCTATAGCCGCGGTGCCGTTCGGTATGTTGTAAGATGTAGTGCTCTTCCCACAAGGATAGGTGTGCAGTGTATTTGTTGCTTTGTCGAAGAGCACGCCGTCAACACCGGTATAGATGGGATTATTATCTGAAACAGATATAGCCCCGAGGCTTGAGCAACCGAAATATACTCCTGCCCCAATGGATTCAACGCCACTGGGAATGACGGAAGCGGTCAAACTAGTGCAGAAATCGAATGCGTGACTGGCTATGGATGTTATGCTATCCGGCAGAACGATAGAAGTCAAGTTTTCACAGGAACTGAAGGCAGCGCGCCCAATCGAGGTCACACTGTTCGGGATGGTGACATTCGCGAGATGGATACAAGATGAGAATGCATTGTCTCCAACGGTTGTCGTACCAAGTGGAATCTCGTAAGATGTTGCGTTTTTTCCGCAAGGGTATGCAACAAGTGTTTTTGTTGCTTTGTCGAACAGCACGCCATCGACCATAGTGAAAGAGTGGCTGTTTTCTGATACTGCAATGGTACTGAGCTTTGAGCACCCCGTAAAAGGACACTCACCAATGGAAATCACGCTATCCGGAATTGTGGCGGTGATTAGTCCATGGATGTGATAGAAGGAATAATCCCCGAGTGCAGTGGTGCCAGCCGGTATATCAAAGGACTCCATACGTTTTCCGCAAGGATAAGTATGTAGCGTATTGGTGGTTTTATCAAACAATACGCCGTCGACGGCCTCGTATACGAGGTTATCCTTTGAAACGATGATCTCGCCCAGTTGGGGGTTATTCCTAAAAGCTCCCGCTTCAATAAATGTTACACAATCCGGAATGGTGATTGAGACCAAGCCTAAACAGGAGGCGAAGGCAAGGCCTCTGATTCCCGTTACTGGATGCCCATCAAGCGACGATGGAATCGTGAGTTTGGATGCCGATCCATCAGAAGTGACGATGGACGCTGAACCATCCAGCGACGAGGCAACCATAATTTGAGATGCCGGTCCATGATAATTGACGATGGTCGCTGCGCCATCCTCGTTAAGGGTATAATCATAGTCTCCGCTGGTAGTCTGTGCAGGGCTGCTGGCGTTATCGTCGGCGTAAACTGTCGATGAATAGGTGGGTAGGGAAATAACTAGCAGCGCGCACAACACACAGCGAAAAAGTAAATTCAGAACTTTCATTATACTCTCTCCATACTTGATAAACGCTTGACCTATCCATAATTGCATTCTAATATATGCTGGGCATAAGGTCAAGACTGATTCATTCTTATTTAAGGCATCCAGCGGGCAGCAGAGTACATGATAAGGACGCTTGCCGTAGATCACCCGACCCTGCACAATTCGAAGAACCCATCATCCCGCGTCAGGTTCGCGGTCTGTGCGTTGAGATACGTCGCCACGATTGCGTTTGCGGGCAGATAGAACACCTTCGTCGCCTTGCACATCAAGGACGCGCCGGTCTCATAGTCGCTCGTGGCGGAATAGGCATCAATCGCCGCATCCAGGATCGCGGACGGGAGTGAGTTCGCGCTGCCCGTGAGCGCGGCCGTAAGCAACGCCGCATTGCTGGCGTCCATTGCTACGATGTTGAGCCGGCCATGCCCCACGGCCGTCACGCCCCCGAACGTAGCCCGGCCATTGAAAATGTACCAGCCCGCAACCAGCACCTGCACGCCGTTATAGTAGGTCTGGCCGCTGATTTTCCAAGGCGTGAACAGCGCCGGCGTGTTCACCGCGACGTCATAATACGAGACGTAGTTCGTCGTCGTCGTTCCCATCTTCGTCGCGTCGATGTGGCAGGTCAACCGCACACCGCCAAACCCCAGCATGGGCGGCGCAGCCGGCACCGGCGTCCCGAACGTCACACCCGCAAACGTTACACCCGCCGCAAACGTTGCGGCCTTTTGGAAAGTTGACGGAATGCCCACATCGAATAGGCTCGCGGTCCCCGCCACCTTGCCGATGGCGACGCCCTCGCCGGAGGAATGCAGGTCGAACCAGATCTTTTTACTCGGCAGGTCCGCGAGCGCTTCCGGCGCCGTGGTGTACCTGTCCACCAGCGTAGCGGAAACCGTATAGCCGCCGACGCCGATGGTGCCGCTGCCGATCACGCCGGTGATCGTGAACGAGTAGACCGTAGAGCCGGCCGCAGCCATCGCCGAATCCAGAGGGACCGACGCAGAATACGAGCCGCCCGCCGCCTTGAACTTGATCGAGCCGGCCTTCGTGTTCTTGTTCGCAATCGCGGCAAAGACGCAGGTCAGCGTGAACTTGATGTAGGTGCCGTCGTTGGACAGCGACTGGTCGGAGTTCGCGCGGGCGAGCGAGAAGCCGGTACCATCGGCGCGAAGTAGGAGTTCACCGTGACCGCCGCAGACCGCGTCAGCGTCGCCTTCTGGCCGCGGGAGTCCGTGACTTCGATGACCGCCGTCAGCGCGCCGGTCGCCGTCAGCGCGTCCGTCGTGATCGAGAACGGGTTCACCGGCGTACTGCCGGCCGGCACCGTGTACGTCTTACCACCGATGGTCAGTTTGTACTCCACGATGGGCGCGCCGTAACTTAGCGTCACGTTAATGGCGCAAACCGTCTTGCTCCGCCCCTGCACATAGACGCCGATGCTGTCGCCGGACGGGTTCGAGAGGGAGAACGTCGTGCTCGCGCTGTTGATCGCCGGCACATAGGACGCCGGCACGTTCAGCGGATATTCGAGCTGGATCGACGAGGAAAGGACTCCATTCAGGTACGACTCCAGCGTCAGCGTGACCGTCCCAACCATGCCGTCCCGGATCTCATTTGCCAGCGTCGTGGCCGGCGTCCAAGTGATCGTGCCGCCCGCATTGACCGCGGCCCCGCCGTTCAGCGCGCCGCTCGACGCGCCGATGGCATACGACACCTTGTGCGTCAGCCCGTTGCCAGCCGTGCCGACCGTGATCGTGGATGCCGTGCCGATGGTGAACGCACCGCCCGGAACGGACAGCGTCGCCTCCTCGTACTCAACAACCAGGCGCGGCGCGCTGCTGCCGGAGCCGGCCGTCCACTCGCAGTAGGACGAGTCGCCGGAGCCATGATCGAAATGCAGGTACCACGTTCCCGGATACCCCTGGAGGATCGCCTTGAACGCCGTCAGGTCCCAGGACTTCGCGCCGGTCCCGGTTGACGCATAGATGTTCTGCGACCAATCCACGATCCCGCGGTCCGCATATTCACCGCTTTGGTTTGCGCCCAGCTTGAGCGTCTTCCCGGCCCATGTGTCGGTCCGGTTCATGTACAGCTTGATCGACTTGATATACCAAGTCGGATCGAGCGGCCCCCAGCCCACACGGCCCTTGCAGGTATAGTCGGCCGTCCGGCCCAGCGTGAATGGGCTAGCCCCGTTCGTGTACCCGGAAGTACCCCACTTCGTTCCGGTTGTATTTAGAAACGTTACCGTCGGCATCCCATCACGCCCTTCTGCAAGTCAAATTCCCTGACGCCGCCTGATACTCGAAGATCGCCTCACCCAAGCGCATCCGCGGCGATTGGGCGGACTTGCCCACCTGAAGGTACGGCGCCGTGACCGTCTGGAGCAGGCCAAACACCGCCGCCACGACCGCGTCCGCGCCCAGCCCTGCGAGGAATTCAAGCTGCTGGGTTCCAAGCCGCGCCGCGGACTTCCCGTTCAGGCTGGTGATGGTCAGACCATTCTCGCCGAAATCCATCGACTTCGCCAAGTTGTCCATCAGGTCCTGCTTCTCTTGACTGGCCAGATCACCCAGCACCCCGGCATTCACCATGACATTCTGAAAGACGTCGTTCTGGATGGTCCCCTGCATCAGCGCATCGATCATGGAAGCCGCGCCGGCATAATCGGCGACGACCTCCCATTCGCCCGGATCGCCGCCGGAGCCGGCGTGCCAGATCTTCAGAACATAGGTCTCGGTGTTCAGCCACAGTAGGCCGTCCGTGGGGTTCTCCGGCGGGTCGGCCTGCCGGACCGTATCAATTGGTGCCACGATGGTGATCCGGCCGGTGTTGCTCAACCCCGCCACGGTACAGGTGAAGGCGGCCTGTCGGAACAGATCTGCTTTCAGGACGGCTACGGATTTCACGCCCTGGTGCGCTGCGTTCCAAGCGGTGTCGCCATCCACGTCCAGGCTTGTCCGCGCCCAGGAAAAGGCTGATGTATCATAGTTCGCGGTCAGGTCTGTGGCGCCGCGCACAACGCGGGCGGTCAACACCGTCTCAGGAACATCACTGGTCAGCACGGTTCCACGGGAAGCCTCGATCATCACCGAAAGCCCCACGGTCTGCTCCGCGACGCCGAGCACGCTTCCGTTTAAGGACAGGTCGATTTCCTCCACCGACTCCGGCTCCAGCTGAGCAGCCGATATGCTTTCCATGGCGATTCTCCGGCCGGAGATCGTGGAGGGAAGCTGCCAGGAGGCGACGGCAGTTTTCCGCATGTCCTGTCGGACGGAGCCCAGCTCGATGGACCGGAACTTTTCGCCCAGGCAGTCGAATTCGACCCGGTTGACTTCGGTCAGGACGTCAAGCTGGATGCCGGGGTGCTTCACCCGAACCCGGTCGTAGAGAAACACGTCCTCCAGGCTGCGGTATTGGGCATATTCCTCCGTATCGCCCAAGGAGAGGAATTCCACCTTCAGGGATACCTTGGGCAGGTCCGCATCATTCGCCAGCGCAGCCAGCGCCTCCCGGATCATCCGGATGCGCACGGCGGTCTTCGAGACCGTCTTTGTTTCCTTGCATTCTCCTGAGCACTCTAGCGCCTGTACATGGGGTGTCGGATACTGGTTGGCACGGGGGCTGTCGATCCAGGTCTGGTCGGCGCCGATCGTGTACACCGTGCCGTCCACGTTGTAGCTGCCCGCCGTAAGCAAAAGGTCCTTGCCGCCCTTGTCCTTGCCCACAGGTACGATCTGGGTTACCACATCGGAGGCGTCCACCTCGCAGGAGACGCCCAGCAGGTTCTTGGCGTACTCGATTCGCACCCCGCGGTTGAGCCCTGCTTCCCGGAGCAGGAAGAAATCGTAGTTGTCGCGTACCATTTCCGCGCCCCAGAGCGTCACGGCACCGGCCTCGGGGTCGAGCAGCGCGCTGACGGGGTTGACCCGCGTCCAGCCGTCGATCACACGCTCGCCGCCGATGTCGGTGAAGCCCGAAAATTGCGTAGGTACTAAACAGCCATCTAAAATGCCGTCCACCGCGTCCACGCAGGAGGTCTGTCCGGCTGGGTAGGATGTGAGGTTGTTCAAGAGGTCGTAGAAGATGTGCCGGGCGTAGGCCGTTACGCCATCGTCCCGAAGCTCCACCTTGTAGATGCGGAACAATTGGTCGGCCACGATCCAGGCGGGCGCGACGGTCTCAATGGCGGCGGGGTCGTTTGGCCAGTCCTCGGTCAGCGTGTACTGAATGACGGACTTCGCGACCCAGCCGTAATAGGTGTAGCTCTTCCACACCCACTTGCCGTGGCGCTTGACTTTCTTCTTTCCGGTGAAGATCCCCTTGTAGCGATTCTCACCCTTGAAGATGATGGGCAGCGTCATGCCCACTGGCAGGTTCTTCTTTCGGACCTTGTCACCGGTGGCGTGATAGTACAGGTTCCGTTGGGTTTTCGTGGTGCCGGTCTTGATGGTCCAGACCTCGTGCGCGGTGACCAGCGTGCCCAAAGGCGTGATGGGCGGCACGGTGCGGACTGGAACATCGCATTTCAGGATGTAGTCATTCTGGAGAAACTTCCAACGCCCATTCTCGTCGATGGGGTGTTCCAGTCGGATCTCCGAGAGGTCGTTCTTGGCCTCGGTGTGCACGCAGGATGTTGCGGAGAGCGCTCCGCAGAGGCCCATGGTATCGAAGTCCTCGGCATCAGGGGAATAGATGTACACCTCGCCCATCAGAGCGCCCTCCAGTTGGGGGTGATGGTGACGCGGGTGACATTCCCTGTCCAAGATACGGCTGTTGAGCCCACCGGCAGCGTCGGCCACTCGTCCCCGGTCAGTGAACCGGTCAGGTTGATGCCTTCGTTGTATGCCAGCCGTTGCGGCACATCGATGGTGATCGCGGACGCGAGCGCAGCGATCCCCAGTGTCACCTCGCCGACTGTCAGATCGATGTCGCCGGCACCCTCCACCGCGATGATGGGTTCCGCGAACACGGTGCCCATATTCACGACCGGACCGGGTGCGGTCAGCACGATGTCAGGGCTATTTAAAAGGAAGAAGAACGGCTGGCACCTGAAGTTGACGGTGAACTTGCGGTTGGGCCGACCCCGCACCACCGTCTCGAAATCGATCTGGTTATTGACGCGGGCGTGGTAGTAGCCGGTGGGACGGTTTCCGAACATCACGACACCAGGGCCATGAAGCCAGGCAGAGAACGCGGGGATCGACGCCGGGTTCGGAGCGATGCACTCGCAGGCGGCGATGAACTCGTCGTACACGCAGTCGCCCTCCGTAATCGTCAGCGTGCCGCTTCGCCCTGGCACTGCCTGCGTGGTCGCCCGCTCCTTGGGCCGGGAGATGGCCGGGTGAGTCAGCACATGAACACCGTAGTCCGTACACTTCGCACCATTCCAGGCGAACCAGTCGGCCATCATAATCACCTCGCTTTGCGTTTAGCGGACGCCCATCCCCGCGTACTGGGTCTTGTTGAACTGCGCCAGTTCAATGGCGAGGCTTCGCACATCCTTTTCGTCCCGAACGTAGAGCTTGTCAACCTGAACGGTCACTCTCTGGTCCTGATGATAGGTGCGACGGTTGTCGTAGGAAGAAGTGCCGCCAACGCCCGATTGTGCCGCGCCGGTCAGGTACCGGGCGGCGTTCTGGATGATTTTCGCCTGGGCTTTGCTCTCCAGGATCGTACCCTCGCCGATGCCACGGACCATCATCCGGCCGACCTCGTCACGAAATACTTTCGACGGGGACTGGATCTTGAGTTTTTCCTTCGCGGCACGGACGGCTGATTCCGCCACGATCTTCATGGCGTTTACGACAAGGTTCCGACCGCTGAGGATGCCGAGGGCGAGGCCACTCATGGCAGAGAGGCCGATGGGCTTTGTGGTGCTCGAAGAAAGATTGGTTTTCAGTGCAGAGATAGCCTTCGCAGCTGTCACACCCGCAGCGGAGCCGAACCCGTAAGCCATCATTCCGACTGCGACGCCCGCCGACAGGTCGACGCCAATCGGGCGCGTCATAGTGGATGGCGAGTGGGTTTGCGCAGCGACGCGCAGCGCTGTTTCTATTGAAGTAGCGACGGTGGTGGCATCCCCGGTCCAGCCGTAGGCTGTCAGACCGCTGGCGATGCCGGCAGAGATGTCGTTGCCGACACCCAGGTACTCGTCCGCGGTTCGCACGACGGTGAGCAGCGCGTTCAACTGCTCCTGCACCTTCGATTCGGTATCCGCGTCCAGCGTGCCGCTGCTGAGCGCCGCCATCGCCTGGGTGATGTAGGTGGAGATGTTCTGAAGTTCTGCGGGGTTCAGGCTATGAAGTTGCTCCAGCACCACCGACTTGCCCTGCTGGGCGCTGAATTCCTCGCCAGCTGCGGCAAGATCCTGCACACCCTGCACGAGGCTGGTGATGGAGTTCACCTTGTCAGAGGTGCTGGATTTCAGCCAGTCGGGCAGAAAGTTCTGGGGCACGAAGTTCAGGCCCGCCTCGGCGTTCTGTACGCCTTCGGGGGAACCAATCTTGGGCAGCACCTGCACGTGCAGCACACCGTTTTCGTCGGTCCCCAGCACCAGGTCGGTGGTCTTGATCTGCGCCACCGCCTCCGGCGTGACCGGGATCGGGACGCCGTGCTCATCATAGAGTGCCAGGAGGCCTGCGTTGAACTTATCCTTGAACGCTTGCTCAGCACCTTCGACCATGCCCACTTTCATGACCTGGCCGTCGAGGGACACGGGGTTTGCGGTGCGAAAGTCCGTCGCTGCCTGAGCGTCGATGGGCGTAAATTGCACGGTGCCGGTGACGGTCGCGGAGAGCGTCGTGGTCAGCGATGACGTGTCGGTCTTGAATTGTTCCCACGCCGTAGATGCGCTGGTCAGGTCCAGGTCCACCAGCACGCGCTTGACCTCATCCGGCAGCGCCTCATTGAACATGGTGGAGAGGCCTTCGAACGATCCGGCGTTGGCCTTCAGGAAGTCGGCGATGGACGTGTATCCGCCCAGCACATCCTTGATGTTGAGGTCGGGGAACAGCTTCTGCGTCTCTTCTGGCGTGAGACCTCCCTGCTGCACCGCGTCCTGGATCTGGGTCAGGATCGCCAGGTATGAAGCAAGTTCGCCCTCATCCATGCCCTTGGTCAGTTCGTCCAACTGCGTCAGGATGCCGGAGGTGTTGCCACCTTGGGAGGAGGCGATCTGGAACTCGGAGAGCAGGCCCACCAGTTTCTGCAGCTTCTCATCAGCCCCGCCCAATTCCTCGCTCTGAAGCATCGGCTCCATGAGCTGGGACAGGGCCTCGGCGTACTTCTTCGCGCCTTCTATCTTCGCCTGATTATGCTGCTCATTTAGCGCATCGAGCGCCTTCTGCTTCTCCGCACCGTCCTGCATGGCGGCGATGACCTTGTATTCAGAGGCATAGGTTTCTTCCAGCGCGGCGTTGTACTCGGCGCTGCCCTGGGCGGCGGCCTTCATGGCGTCGGCGTACAGGTCGATGGAGGTGGAACCGCCTTCGGCTTCAAGTCGCGCTTTTTCGGCCTCCACGCCCTGCAGGATCTGCTCGTATCCGCCGGACTCGCCCAGCGCGTACTCCAGCTTGATCTGGACCCGCTGGGTCACGATCTCCTGAAGCCGCGCCTGATCTTTTTCGCTGAGCTTGCCATTCCGGCGCTTTTTCAGCAGCGCCTGCACTTCCTTGTCGTAGCTGTCGAGCTGCTTCAGTACCTCATCCGAGCGCGAATCCTTGACGTCCAGTCCCTTGAGGATCTTCTGGCGCTCTTCAATTGCTTGCCGCAGCTGATCGCTGTCCGACTTGAACTCATCCACATAGGACTTGACGATCTCGGAGGTTTCCTGCTTTCCATCGGTCCAGGTGGCGTTGAGGCGGGTCAGCCAGTCCTTCGATTCTTCAATCCCGCCGAAGCTGTCCGGGGTCAAGCCGAACCTGCCCAATGCATCGTTCCCGGTATCAAAAACCGTCTGCGCCTGCTGTTCCGACCACGCTTTGGCGGTTTCCGCCATGCCCTTAAGTGCTTCCCGTGCCTCCCTGGCTCCGGAGGCGTAGTCGATCCAGCGGTACGCGCCGTACAGTGCCGCTGCGGCGACCGCCGCGATGCCGACCGGACCCAAGAGGCTCCCGCACGCGGCCAGCACGCCCTTCATCCCGCCGCCCGCTTCGACCGCGGTGGTGATGAGCTTTCCAAACCCAGTGGAGATCGTGCCGACAGCGGTATTGAGCTTTCCAAGCACCAGAATTCCCGGCCCGATCCCGGCGACCCATGCGGCCGCGGTGATCAGCGCCTGGCGCTGGCCCTCGTCCAATTCCATGAGGCTGCCCAGGAGATCGTCGGCGCCGGAGATCATATTGGCGATCGTGGGCGAAAGGTCATCGCCGATCGTCTGCCCGAACAACTTGACCTTGTTGCCGAGGATGGTGATCCTGCTCTGGGTTGTGGCGTAGCGGGTGGACGCTTCCTTTGTCAGCGCGGTATTGCGCTTCCACTCGTCGTTCGCCATGCCGAGCGCTCTTCCGAACAGCTCATTGGCGTTGGTTGCACGCAGCAGCGTATCCCGGAGCCGGACTTCGGTGATGCCCATGTCCTGCAGCGTCGCGATGGCGCTGATCCCGGACTCGTCCATCTTGGAAAGGCCCACGATGAACGCCTGAATGGCAGACGCTGCGTCGGCCTTCCATGCCTGCTGGAATTCGGAGGCCGTCATGCCCGAGACCTTCGCAAAATCGGAGAGGCCGTTCTTCCCGGTCTCCGCAGCCAGCTGCATCTCAACCATGATCTTACTGAACGCGGTGCCGCCCGCCTCGGCCTCGATGCCCACCGACGCCAGCGCGGCCGAGAAGCCCAGGATCTGCGATTCACTCAGCCCGACCTGTGTGCCCGCGGAGGCGAGCCGGGTCGCCATGTTGACGATGTCCCGCTCGGTGGTGGCCATGTTGTTGCCGAGCTCGACGATGACCGATCCCAGGCGTCCAAAGTTGTCCTGTGCCATGTCGGTCACGTTGGCGAACTGCGCCAGCGCCGTCGCGGCTTCTTCGGACGCCAAATTCGTCGCGTTGCCCAGGTCGATCATGGCGCGGGTGAACGGCGTCAGCGCAGCGTTCTTGATGCCCAGCTGTCCCGCGTTCGCCATCACGGCGGATATGGCGGTGGTGTCCGCCGTCACCTGGGTGGACATGGTCTTCACATCAGAGGCGAGCCGCTTGTACTCACCCTCGGTGGCGTCCACGGTCTTCCGCACGCCGGCGAACGCTTCCTCGAAATCAATGGACGCCTTGGCAGCGGCGACGCCCAGCCCGGCGAGGGGAACGGAGGCGAAGGTGGTTAGCTTCTGCCCGGCGCGCTCCAGCGCTTGACCGGCGACGATGGCCTTCTTCCCGAAAGACTCCATGGCGGCGCCTGTGGCGAGCCACTTGAAGCGTGCCCTCTCCAGCCGCTGGGTTGTGCTCTGGATTGCGGATTCGGTTTCCTTCAGCGCCGCCCTGGCACCGTTGAGGTTGGTTTCCGCCTTGGTCACCGCGTCGGCGGCGTTTTGCATGGACTTTCGGTTGGCGCCCAGCTGGCCTTCCAGCTTCTTGATCTCCGCGCCGGTGGCATTGTACTGTTCTTCGAGGTCCAGCAGTTCCAGCCCCAGCCGGTTGGATTCCTCACTGTTGTCCCCAGTCGCCTTGACGCTGGCCGCATAGGCTGCTCGGGTCTGGTCGATCCGGCTCTTGAGGTCGGCATACTTCGTCCTTGCGCCATCCAGTGAGGTTTTCAGTTCGTCGTTCTTCCGGACGGCGGCGGTGAGCTTCCCATTGGCGGCGTCGAGGGCGCGCCGGTACTGCTCCACCGCCTTCTGCTGGAGGACAAGTTTATCCCGAAGCATGGAGATGTTCGCGCCCAACCCGGCGGCGGACTTCTCGAACCCGGACACGCCGGCGCCCGCCGCTTTGAACCGGCTCTCCGCTTCCTGGATCTGTTTTCCGATGCTATTGAGGTTCCTGGAGAAGTTGTCCGAGTCGAGGGACAGCGACACGACAAGGTCGCGCAGGGTTTCGGCCAAGGGTGTCGCCATCCTCTCAAATGAAAATCAGCGCGGCCGCTGTGGCCACGCTTCGTCGATAAACCGGCGCTTGGGGACCTTCGCGCGCTCTTCGCGCTTTGCGTCCCAGGCGCGGACAGACAGAAAGCCGGGCATGTCCATGCCGTCAATGTCGGTCATGGTCCACCCGGTTTTCAGGAGTTCGTTGTAGGTCGCCAGAATGTAGTCGTGCAGCGTCAGGACGCCTTCGTCTCCTGCGCTGCCGGAATAGGGAACTCGGAGAGTACGGAAGTGGCCTGGGCCTGCACGGCCATCATGGCGAAGGTGACGTCGTGGATCAGGCGGTCAACGGGGTAGTGGTCGAAAACGTCGTCGGGCGAGAACTGATTGCCGAAAAGGATGCAGAACCAGCGGACGAGCACGTCCATGGCGTCCTCGACGCTGGTTTCATCGGCGACGGCGTTCCCTTCCAGTGCGCTCTTGGCGAGTCCGGTGATGTGCGCGTGCATTTTGGCTGCGGGTCCCATCTCGCGCAGCGCGCGGCCGGACACGAAATCAATGGAGTACTTCTTCTCTCCCAGGGTGCAGGTGATCATGACTGACGCTCCCTTCTGTTGATAATCAGGTGCCGGAAGTAATCACCGGCGTGTACACGCTGGTCAGGAACGCCGCAGCCTTCTCCGGAGTGAATCCGTTCTGGCCCTCGTCGGCAATCGCCTGATAGCGTCCGTCATTGGTGCGCTTGAGGAAGGACCATTCGAGCTTGCCGGTCTGCCGGGTCAGCGTCTTTCCTTCCTTCGTGTGATACTGCTCGGTCGCGGGCTTGGCGCGACCCTTGAACAGCCAGACATAGCGGTAGGTGCCGTCCGCCTTCTCACTCTTGAACCCAAGCGCGAAGTAGGGCGGCGAATCACCTGCAGCGCGGAGGAGCACACCATTATCGTCAATGGTATTGCCCAGGATCATCTCCTGGAGCGTCAGCGGGATGTCCGCCATCTCCATGGTCAGCTTGACGTCGGGGTCCGGATACACGACGTCACCCTCGACGTCATCGTAGTACTGCACCTCGGGATCGGCGTTTTCGGGCGAGATCTGTGCGTCGATGGCACCCGCGAGCAGCTGCAGCGTGCCGTAGGCGAGCGCGGCTTCGGTATCGGTGGTCAGCGGCGCCAGCACCACGTTTTTGAGGCCGACGGTGCTGGAAACCGCGGGAGATGTGGTGGGTTCAGGCATGGATTGTTCCCCCAATCTGTTGTTTCAGAATTAGAAAAGCCCCCGTTTGTCGAGGGCGGCGTTCAGGAGCGTCTTCATTTCCTCATAGGCTTCTTCCACCTTGGCGTCAAAGGCCGGGCGGACAAATGGGTGGGGCGGCGCGGGATGCGGCCCGCCATGGCCATGCTCGACTGGATTTGCGTACTGGGCGCCCGCTTCACCGGAATGCACGCCCACGGTCACGCGGGCAGCGCCATGTTTGCGGGAACCCGCTTTCATTTTTATGGAGCCTCTGAGATTGCCGGAGCGAGGGCGTGGATCGGCGCCGGCGTTTCGGATCATCTGATCCAGGATTGGTTGAGCGGCACCCTTCAGAATCCTGGCAGTTGTGGTACCGTCATCCCCAAGCTCGTCTGCAATGGAAGCGAGATCGTTTTTTAGGTCATCCGCGCCGTTCAGTTTCATGCCCACGGATCACGCCTCCTCCATGCCCACCCAAGTCCAGATGACGAGGAAGGTTTTCGTGTCTTCCTCGTAATCTGTACGTTCTTCATCCATGCCAAACCCCGCAGCACGCATGGCGTTCCGCACGATGGGGATTGCGCTCGTCACGTCGCCGGTACTCCAGAGGGTCAGGTAGACGAAATGGCGGTAGGCTACTGGCGCGTCGTCGAGGTGTTCGCCTTCCACCGTCAGGGTGGTGTAGGTGAGATACTGGGCGGGCGGTGCTGGATATGCGGTGCTCGCGCGCCAGACATGCGCGAAGGCGGGTATTCCGGTGGGGGTAAGCGCATCCTGAACGCGTTTCATCCACTCACCGCCTTTCGCCGGGCGGTCTTGAGCAGCAGGAAGTCGCGCAGGTGGTCGTATCCGTTGACCTGCACGATCTCCCGGCGTTCTCCTTCGAACTCCACCCACATGCCGGGCTCGATGTCCGGGCGGTACCGGATTGCGAAGTTGACCACGTCCTCCAGATTGCCGGACGCAGCTTCGAAAAACTCCCGATACCCGACGTCACGGGCGGATGCCCATACGTTGCAGACAACGGTGTCGGTTTCCACAGGGTAGCCATTCTCGTTGGTCGTGGTGGCCATCCGCCCGACCGTGATCCGTTGCCGGAGGTCGCCCGCTTTGGGTTTTGTATTGCTTGTTGCCAAGCGGGTTGCCTCCTTTAGAAAAGCTTCGTGGAATCGCGGTATGGCCAGAGCAGCGCGCGAAAAGCGGTGATCATGGCGTCATAGGCGCAACGGTCGCCGCTCTCGCGATTCGCATAGAAATGTCCACAGAACAGGAGCACCGCGAGCCGGACGGGTTCAGGCTCGGGTTCCTCGAAAGCCGTCATGCAGAAGGCTTCGCAGGCGGCTTTCGCGGCCTGAATCAGGGAGGAGAGCAATGCGTCTTCCTCCTCTGATTCAATTCGTAGGTGTGCCTTCAGTTCTGAAAGCGAGACCATATCATCCTGCCTTCATTTGGAGCACCTTTACCGCTTCGGGCAGGATCAGCTTGCCGTCCACCCGCTGGGAGGCGATGAAGCCCACCTGCCCGGTGGCGGCGAACAGCTCGTTCAGGCGCTTGAAGCTACGGCCCTGGCGGTCAGCCACCCAGTAGAAACCCAGGTCGCCAAACGCGATTGCCTTCGCGCCCGCAGCCAGTGCGGGTACATAGGACGAGGTGTAGACCGGGCGGTTGAGAATTGTATCGGGCGTCGCCGCGGTGACCGACGGCTGCCAGAGATAGTTGCCGGTATTGTCCTTGAGCTTCCGGATGGCTTTGACCGTCGAATCGTTCATGAGGAAGACGGCACTCTTACGGTACGGGGCACGGAGGGCGTAGAACAGGTCCATCACTTCATCGAAAGTGATCGCCGTGGCGGAGGCCGCGGTCACGCCCAGTTCAGCGCCACCGGAGTTGGCGAGCAGGCCGGTGGGCTTGCCGCTGCCGTCGCCCACGAAGAACGCCTCTTCTTCCTTGGTGCCGATGCGGCGCGCGAACTCCTTGGCGATGTACGATGCAACGTCGAACACCGAATCGTTCAGAAGCTCCTCCGATACCTTGATCATCGTCGCCAGCTTGAAAGCGCCGATAGAGGTCATGCCGAAGGCGTCGTCACTCTCCGGGTAGGCGGCTTCCTCATCAATCCACGAGGCGCTGCCCTTGGACGCGACCACAGGGATTTTCCGGTCGCCGGAGGAGGTGGTGATCACCTTGGCAAACTGGCGGAAGATGTTCTGCTCCTCCAGCGCCTCGATGAGGGTACGCTCGAACTCGTCCGGCGCGAACACGCCGCCTTCACTGTCCACGCCCACCTGCAGCGCGTTCATGACCTCGAACGACGGATTCTTGCTGCGCATCATGTTCCAGAAACTACGCCGGTACTCGTCGGACGCGCGGCCTGTTTTTCCCTTATCATTGGAAGTGCCGGGCTTATCGGTCAGGGGATTGCGGGTCGGCTGGGAGAGTTCCAGGTCCAGTGCGGCTTGACGCTCCAGGCGCTCGATCTCGTGGCCAAGGGCGATCACATCCGCCTCCATCTTGTCATAGGTCGTGGCATCCTCAGCAGAGAGCATGCCGTCGGTGCCGCGCTTGGTGTCCAGGAACGCTTTCGCGGCGTCCCACGCCTTAGCACGCTTCTCGCGCAGAGTAAGAATTTGGTTCATGTTATCCTCCATTTCATTTTAAAAGCGCCAGTCTCTTTTCGAGGCCGGAGGCCGGCACCCTGTCCGACGCTTTCACTCGGGGTTGTTCAGCCTTTGGAATCCGAGCTTTCACCTTGTCCAGCAGGCTGTTGGTGACGGCTCTGCGGGAGAAGGAGAAACTGTTTTCGGGCATATCGCCGGGCGGCGCATCCTTGAACAGGATCTCGTCGCAGAAGCCCAGTTCCATCGCCTTGTTCGCGTTCATCCAGGTCTCCGCGTCCATGAGGTGCGACAGCTTCGCGCGGGAGAGGCCCGTCTTGATCTCGTAGGCGTTGACGATCGATTCCTTGTATTCGACCAGCATCTGGATCGCCTTGCGCATTTCCTCGCTGTCGCCGATGGCCACCGTCAGCGGATTGTGGATCATCATGGTCGAGACCGGGGACATGAGGACGCGCGTCCCCGCCATGGCGATGACGGACGCCGCCGAGGCCGCGATGCCGTCGATCTTGACCGTTACGTCGCCTGGGTACTCCATGAGCATGTTGTAGATCTGCGCCGCTGCGACACAATCGCCGCCCGGCGAATTGATCCAGATGGTGATGGGGCCGGTGCCAGACAGGAGGTCGGATTTGAACGCGGCGGGTGTCACATCATCCTCGAACCAACTATCTTCGGCGATGACGCCGTCCAAGTACAGAGTGCGGGTATCCGGCGTGGTTTCGTCCCGAACCTGGCAGGCGGACTCCGCCCAACTCCAGAATTTCTTCATTTGGGTTTCTCCTTTGCGAACGCGCCCGCCTGAGCGAGTGTGAGCATGTTGCCGTTGATCAGGTACAGGTCTCCGCCATCTTCCGCGGGGATGCGGTCGAGGTTCTCCAATTCCCGGATGTCGTTGGCGCTCATCCAGCCGTTCTGCCGGGCAACGGAGTATCCGGTCATTCTGCTCGCATAATCCCCTCGCAGCAAGCCCTCCACATTGAAGCGCACAAAAAAGCGCTTCTTCTCGGCTTCCGAGAAAAGCGCCCGGTAGATGGCCTGCTCCCATCGTGTGATCCATGGGGAGAGGGTGTACTTTACGAACTCCAGCGACTGCTGCTCAATGTTCGAAAAGGATGATTTCTCGAGGTCGCCCACCATGTGGGGCGGCACCCGGAAGATGCGCGCGATCTCGTCAATCTGGAATTTTCGCGTCTCCAGGAATTGTGCCTGCTCCGGGGAGATGGAGATGGGTTTGTAGGCCATCCCCTCCTCCAGCACCGCGACGCGGTGGGCGTTGGCGCTGCCCTGGTAGATGGCGTTCCAGGAATCGCGCACGCGTTTTGGGTCCTTGACCACGCCCGGATGTTCCAACACGCCGCCCGGCTGTGCGCCGTTCTGATAGAAGGAGGCGCCGTATTCGTCGCAGGCCAGCCCCATGCCGATGGCGTTTTTCGCCATGGCGATGGGCGAGTAACCGACCAGTCCGTCAAAGCCCAGGCCCGGAATGTGGAGCACGTCTGAAGGCGCAAGCCGCACAGTGGACTTGCCGCCCATCGAGCGCGCATCCCCGTCCGCGGGGGTGTAGTCGTAGAAGATGTTGCCCTGGGCGTCCCGGTCCACGGTCATGCGGTCGGGCATGAGTGGATAGAGCGCTAAGACCTCGCCGCGTCCGTTGCGGATCACCTGCGCGAAGCCATTCCCCCACAAGAGCAGGTGGGTCATGAGCGTTTCCCGGAAGGAGAAAGCCGACATCTCCGGGTTCGGCACGTCGTGCAAGATACTATACAGAGGATGCCTGAAAGCCTTTTCCTTTCCTCCTGTGCTGTTGTACTGGTATACATGCAGCGGAAGCGAGGCGACCGCCTCGGATAGGATGCGCACGCAGGCGTACACGGCGGTCATCTGCATGGCCGAGCGCTCGTTGACTACTTTGCCGGATGTGGTCCCGCCAACGAAGAAGGAGTAGGCACCACTGTTGAGGGCGTTTTGGGGCTTATCCCGTGCTCGGATCAGACGGGGAAAGGGATTTCTCATTTTCTGCCTCCTGGTGCTGAGCATAAAAAAGAGCAACCGATGGTTGCTCCAGAAGACTTAAAATTTGTCGGTTTCCGGCTGCGTTCAAATCGGATGTCATGCGTGCCGGAGAACATGAGTTTCTTCAGCAATACAGCCGCCATATCGTTTGTCTAGCAGGCCTTCTTCATCTTCGCCTTGTTTTTTTGCAAAGAGTGTGGAAAACACTTCCACTGGCGATTGAAGAGAATCAAATAGATGAAAACAATCTACCGATCTATAAAACTCCCATTTGACCGTCTGTCCATATTTGTTCTCATAAACGTCATCGCCCTCTTTAGCTTCGCTTTCAGCGAGTTGGTATGCTTCATCAAAAGAGGAGGCCTTCACCAGAATAATCCTTTCTTCAAAGAATTCAGAATTATCGCGATAAAACTCATCCAGTTTATCCTTTTCCGGTATTCCCGATATTGTAATCTTGTGCAACAGCTTTACGCCAAACCAATCCATATCTCCGTTCATGAAAACACTTCCTTCCACAAAGAATCCGCAGCTGAATCTACCCGTCAAATTCCCGTTTATCGTCGAGACGAGTATAGCACATGAGAGGCATAATGGCAATTATAGCTGAAGCAGTCCGCGACTATCGTACACTGACCCACCCACGCCGTCGTGCCGGATCGCCCGGTCGAGCGCCATAATGGTGGCGATTGCGCCGTCGATCTTCTCCGTGCTCTTTTCTTTGTCGGCTTTGATGTTGCCGGCCGGGTCGGTGCGGATTGCCACGTTGTCCACCATCCACCGGAGCACCGGGTGCCCACCATGGGCCAGTTTCTTCTCCAAAGTCAGCTTCATGAGTTCCTTGGTGGGCGGCGACATGTCCTTGTAGCCTTGGCCGAAAGGCACGACGGTAAAGCCCAGCCCCTCAAGGTTCTGCGTCATCTGCACGGCGCCCCAGCGGTCGAAAGCGATCTCCCGGATGTTGTACTTCGTGCCCAGTTCTTCGATGAATTCCTCAATGAAGCCGTAGTGCACGACGTTCCCCGCCGTGGTGAACACGTGTCTCTGCTTGGCCCAGATATCGTAGGGAACGTGATCGCGCCGTACGCGGAGATCCACGTTGTCCTCCGGGAGCCAGAAGAACGGCAGGATTTCGTATTTACCTTCATCATCTTCGGGAGGGAACACCAACACAAACGCCGTGATGTCGGTAGTGGAGGAAAGGTCGAGACCGCCGTAGCAGACGCGCCCGCGAAGGCGCTCCGGGTCCACCGGGAACGCGCAGGCGTCCCACGTGTCCATGGGCATCCACCGGACGGTGGTGTTTGTCCACTGGCACAGGAAGAATTGCCGGAACTGCATTTCCTCGGCGGGGTTCTGCTTCGCGCTCTCGCAGGCGGCGCGGTAGAATTCCGGGTCCACGGTCTTTCCCAGCGAGGGATTGACGCTGTGCCACACCTTCGGGTCTGTCCAGTCGGCGTCGGTCGGCGCGCCGTACACCACCGGATAGAAGGTGGAATCGTGCTTGCGGCCTTCCAGAATGTCCACGGCCTTCGAATGCACCTCGTAGCAGATGCTGTTCTTGTCGGAGCCGGCTGTGGTGATGACGAAATTCAGCGGCTGCTTGCGCGCCGCGCCGGAACCTTTCGTCATGACATCGAACAGCTTCCGGTTCGGCTGGCCCAATAGCTCGTCGAAAATGCAGGCGTGGACGTTATAGCCGTACTTGGAGGCGACCTCCGAAGAAAGCGCCTGATAGATGCTGCGTGTGGGCGTGTAGACGAGGCGCTTCTGGCTCTCCACGATCTTGATGCGCTTGAGCAGCGCCGGGCTTTGGAGCATCATGTCCTTTGCCACGTCGAACACGATGCTGGCTTGCGCTCGATCGTTGGCGCAGCCGTAAATCTCCGCACCTTCTTCCTCGTCGGCGCAGAGCATGTACAGCGCAACGGCAGCGGCGAGCTCGCTTTTTCCTGCTTTTTTGCAAATTTCCACGAAGGCGGTGTTGAACTGCCGGTAGCCGTTCTCTTTGACCACGCCGAACAGGTCCCGAATGATCTTCTCCTGCCAGTCGAACAGAAGGAACGGCTGGCCCGCCCACACGCCTTTGGTATGCTTGAGGCTCTGGATGAAAGCGACGGCGTGGTCGGCGCGGGCCTTGTCGTAGTGGGAGGCGGGCAGCATGAACTCCGTGGGCTTGAACCGCTTAGCCCGCGCCATACCTGCGGCCCGCCTTCCTGGGGAAATTCAGGCGCGCGTATTCGCCGAACAGCAACCGCGCCACGCAATCGCGCACCCGCGCGGCAGCAGCAGGGTCGGCGTACAGGCCCAGGTGGTGCTTCGTCCCGTTATAGTGAATGTACGCCTCAAAGCAGCTCAGCCGTGGTGCGAAGCTCACGCCGATATATCCGCTGGTGTTGGTTTGTCGCCGCTTCTGGTTGAACCCGTTCTGCTGGTGCGTGCAGGCGCGCAGGTTGGCGTGGCGGTTGTCCAGCTTGTCCCCATTGATATGGTCGATTTCGTAGCCGTCCATGTCCGAGAACAAGAGGCGATGGAGCACAACCGTCCCGCGCCGGGTATGCGTGGCCGGGTAGCCACGCTTTCCCAGGTGCCAGGTATGGCGTAGAATCAGGGGTAGGTCGGCCAGGTCGAACAGGAACTCGCCGCCGCCCGCGAAAGCAGCGACGCCGTACCCATGGTGGGTGATGCGGTAAGGATTGCTCACAGGTAGCCTCCTTTCCTGGAAATGTGCAAGAAAAAAAGCGGCTCGCGCCGCTTGAAGATAACTTTGGAATCACACCTTTCGGATCACATCCGCGCCGTACACCGCGCCCAGCGTCGATCCGTTGTCCCATTGGATGTGGACGCTGCCGATATCGTCCACCATGATCACCGTGCCCTGATCGCCGGGCTGAAGCTTCGTGTACGGATCATCCATCCGGACCAGCGCCACCCGCGTGCCCTCGGGATAGATGCGGCGGAGGCTCTCGACCACCGCACGGGAAGGATAGTTGTTCATCATCTGCGCCGCCTCCTCAATACTCGCTGGGGAATAGCAGCGTCGTGGCGCTGTGATCCCATTCGGTGATGATCCAGAGCTTCCAGGCGGCGTGCTCAGGATTTTCGTAGGCCGCAAAGATGCGGTTGTCGCGATTTTTGAGCGCGTCCTCATTCTGGCGCTTGTCGCTCTCACACATTTCGCCCCAATCCCCGGAGATGAATCGCCTTAGCGAACGGCGGGCGAATACCGAGAAAGCAGGGTTTTCGCCCATCAGATCCGCCACACCGCGCGTCGCCACCAATTGCCCGAGTTTGAATTTTGCCATCATGTCCCGTTCCTCCCTTCGAAGTGACAGGACTGTACTCCGAAACCGGTGAAAATGGAAGGCTTTACGCCTCGATCTTCTCGGCTTTATCCCCGGTGAACTGCTCCCAACGGCGCACAATCAGATCGCAGCGCATTGGGTCTGCCTCAATAGCCCGGCAGGCGCGCCCGCTCTGCTCGGCGGCGATGATCGTTGTGCCGAGGCCCGCGAAGGGGTCCAGAATCACGTTGTTCATATCGGAGTGCATTTTGAGGCAGCGCCACGGAAGTTCCACCGGGATCTGCGGCTTGCTGTCCTTATCGCGCCGGACGGCGGGGACCTCCCACACGCCGGCGTACCCCCATTTGCGACGCTCGTCGTGGGTGAGACGGCGCACGAATTGGAAGGCATGGGAGGCGAAGGTCGACACCCAGGAATACTCCTGATCGTTGTAGGCGTCCGTCTCTTGGCTGCCAGCCGGACTCTGGCCGGCGAACGCCGCCACGGTATCGTATTGTGGCGCGGGCTTTGTGGACGCGAGCTGCAACGGACCGGCGCCGGGTGCGCCTCCAGCCATCTTCCAGACGCGAATCCACAGTGGGCGGTAGTTCGCGTCCGCGAACAGCCGGATGGAGTGGAAGCCGGTCGGCTCGATGAATTGGCTCCCAGTCTTCATGAGGTCGGCGGTCTGCCAACAGATGATGTCTGCGTACTGGGTCAGGTGCTTGATGACCGCGCCCATGCGATCCAGCCAGGGGTCGATGCCGTCCCTGGCGTATACCTTGGGATCGACGGGCGGCGAAGTGATCGCGCATTGTGCGCGCTCGGCCCCCATGAGCCGCTCGTAGCTCGCCGCCTCGGCCGGATTGCCGCACAGGAGCAGGTGATCGCCCAGCCGCCAGAGGTCGCCGGCGTGAGAGGTAGAGCCGCCTGAAGCCTCGATGTCCTTCTTTGCCTCGTCAGCGTCGAAACCGTCCTCCACGGCATCCTTGGAGTAGAATTTGTTGAGCAGTGCGTCTATTTCGGACGCGTCGAAGCCGGTCAGCGACACATCGAACGCCTCAGCGTCGAAATCTGCCATGAGGGAAGCCAGCTTGCCCTCGTCCCAATCGCCCTGAATCTTGTTTAGAGCGATGTTGAGCGCCTTCTCTCGCTGGAGATCGAGATCGACCACCACGCAGTCGATTTCGGTGTGGCCCAGGTCCAGCAGCACCTTCAGCCGCTGATGGCCGCCGACTACGTTGCAGGTGTGGGCATTCCAGATGACCGGCTCCACATACCCGAACTCGGCGATGGACCGCTTGAGCTTTTCGTACTCTTTGTCGCCCGGTTTCAGGTCTTTGCGCGGATTGTACGCCGCAGGGTTGAGCAGGGCAGCCGGGATCTTCTGAATGTTCATGGCTTCTCCCGTTTGTGAATCGAAATGGAGCGCGGAGAACGGTGCCGCCCCGTCGCTTCCCACCGGGTAGGTGGGCGGTCTGCTGTTAGCCTATCCGCGCATGAAAGCGCCGGGAGGTTATCCCGGCGTGATGATGGAATGCCGCTCTGCCTGCGTGACCTTCTCGCCCCTGTACATACCCGCCCCCAACTCGTCGATCTTGGAGAATGGGATGATGGGCACGGTCAGACGCGCACGGCAGGCCGGGTCGATGAAGTATATATACCGGAGCTGGAAGCCGGGGATAGGCTTCGCGCCCACATAGTCGAGGTACTTCTTGAAATTGTAGGTGCCGTTCGTCACGTCGAAGAACGTCAGCCCACCCAACTCCCGGCGAGGCGTGGTGGGGTTCGATGCCAGCGTCATCTTGTGAATGCGGGTGCCGCCACCGGGGCTCCCGGCGTCGGGCAGCTCCGCGAGGTTCAGGTTTTCCTTGATGCCGGTCAGCACGAAATTGCTGGCTCGGTAGATCGTGCCGTCCCCGCAGGAGCAGGCGTCCGCGAAGGAGATGATCCACTTCACCTGCGGTGCGTGCTTTTTCAGGAGACGGATGCTCATGGCGATGGCCCGGCTTTCGCTATTGCGGGGAAGCACGCTGTCAAAGGCCATGCGGTTCAACTCCAGAAACTCGTTCCAGCCGGTACCCTCCACGAGGCCGATGATCTTGCTTTTGTCCAACGATGGTCCGTAGCTCATGACGCCATGGAGCTGGCCGTCGAGGAAAACGCCGAAATGGAGCTTAGAATTGTTCACGACTTTTCCAGAATAGTGATGCGCACGGATGAACGCGTTGGCGATGTCGGAAGGGAGCACCTTCATCACAATTTCTTTAGCGCGGCCCACTCTCTCACCACCTCATACAGCCCGTTCCCGTTGTGATTCTCGTTCCCGAAGGTCTCCGTCACGGCCTGCTGCTCATACACATACTTGATCGCCGCCAGCATCAGCTTCGCCTGCTCGTCGTGGACCGTGATGCTGATCTGCTGGAAGGGCTTCTTCTCGCCGGTGTCCAGCGTAAATTTGTCGGAGAATTCCTCGTCCGAAATGGCTTGGAAACCGAAGTCCGTCATGGGCAGCATGATCCCCTGCAATTCCAGCGGCAGCAGGTCCATGTCCCATTGCGCCATCTCGCCGACCTTGTTGTCGGCCAGCCGGAAGGCTTTGATCTGGTCCTCGGTCAGCTCGTCGGCAATGACGCAGGGGACTTCCTTCATGCCCAGGGATTGCGCCGCCTTGTACCGGGTGTGCCCGGCCACGATCTCATGGTTCCGGTCGATCACCAGCGGCACCAGAAAACCGAACTCCCGGATGCTGGCCACGACACCCTTTACGGCCGCGGCGTTCTTGCGTGGGTTACGCTCATATGGGTGGACGTCCTTCAAGGGCAGGGTTTTAATGTTCACAGTTATCCTCCACGGCGCGCCGAAAGCAGGCGCTCCATCATATCGTCATGGGGCGTCGCGCCCTTGAACTCAACGGAGCAGTTCTCCCGGACCACCTGATAGATCTGGTACCACAGGTTGTTGGCCTGCTTGCTGAAGGACTGACTCATCGCCACATAGGGCGAGGGGATGGCGTTGCCGGTGGTCGGGTGCTTCGCCAGGAAGCCGAACTCGGTGATGCATTCCTCGCATTGAATCCAGCGGGAGATTGCCATGGCGTACTGCTCCAGAATCTGCGAAGGGACGAGGTTCGCGCAGCCCCGCTCGTCCAGCCATTTCCACGTGGATTCGTAGATGTCCAGGGCCAACAGGTCCTTGCCGTTCTTCTGCTTGGCGGCGAGATAGGCGCGGGGCTGCGGCATGGTCTGGCCTTCGAGGTCGGCGGCGTTCGCCGTGAAATCCAGCACTGTGAGCTTGCGCTTGCCGGGGTTGCCCTCGGCGATTTTGTCCGAAAGGGGCTTTTTCTTCTGCCCGGCGCCGATGCGCGCACCGCCGCGCATTGTGCCATCCTTTGCCATCGGTAACCTCTTTTCCCGGAAGGCCTATACCCTTGTTTGTTTCCGCGAAAATTCGCGCGAAGGGGCGTATCCGCTACGTTCCGAACGTCATTTTAAGATATTGCTCCCCCCATGCCTGCCCCAGCGCCCGCCCTCGCGGGCCGTGATGCTGGAATGGCAAACCTTGCATAGCGCCATGAGGTTGTCCTCGGTATGGGTGCCACCCTGGGAGAGGGGTAGGATGTGGTGGACTTCCACCGCTGCCGTCACCCGACCCTCCTTCTGGCACACCGCGCACAGCGGGTGCCCGGCCAGGAACCGCGTGCGGATGCGCGGCCACGCGCCGCCGTACATCTTTTGAATGGCAGGGTCGCGCTCGTACCGGTTGTAGCGTGCCGCCGCCAGCTTCCGATGCTCTGGGCAGTACTGTTCGTCCGTGAACGAGGGGCAGCCCGGGTGGCTGCATGGACGAAGCGGCTTCCTTGGCACGGCATCCACCTCTCCATTTCTTATTCGCCACTCTTTACAATGCAAAAAAGTGAAGTCTTTTCAAGTCCCATTTAGGTCTCATTTAGGTCTCATCATAGTCCCATCGAGTCTCATTAGGTCTCATCTTTAGAAAAACGGGGCGCCGCGATGATGCGACGCCCCAAGGATCAGAATCTCAACTTGAGCTTTTGGAACAGCGCCTTGTATGGGCGGCAGGCCGGGCAGGTGTATCGGTTCCTGCGCAGGTAGCTGAACGAGCGGACCTCCTGCCCGCAAAACTGGCAGCGTGGGTAGTACATTGTCTGGCGATTCTGCGCTTCGATTCGGATGCCGTCAGCTTTCGCTTCGAGATAGCTCAATGTCCGGCACCTCCGTTCAGCAGGAGCGCCTCCACATTGCACAGCGCATCCTCATGCAGCCGGAATATGTGGCTTCGGCTGTAGCCCATTTCTTCAATGATGGCATTCCAGGTTCGTCCGCAGAGGTACCGCAGGGTTAGCACCCGTTGCTGTTGCACGTCCGAGACAGCACATATCATGAGCGCGGTCTCTATCCGCAGGTGTTCCGCTTCCAGGATGTCCGCCCCGATCTCATTTTCAAGGTCGGTAATCTTGCACACCAGCGTTTCCATCCGCTGGAGGTTGGCCGAGTCGCTACGCGGCATATCGCTGAGTTGTGCCGTCGCGCTGGTGGACAGATCCCGGAGCACGGCGACCTGCGCGCGTTTTGCTTCGATCCGCCTGTCCAGCCGGTGCACGCGGGATAAGTACGACCGCGCCTGAGCGGCCATGTTGGGGGTATTCATAAGGGTCAGCCCTCCATCTCTTTCAGGATCGCGGCGACCTCCGCCGCCGATGTGACCTTGAAGGCTTGTCCCTTTGCATCCTTGATTTTCTGAATGGTGATCTCTTGCAGCTTTGTCAATTTGCTGGGGGCGGTGCCCCTTTCACCTGGGGTTTTGACCTCAAAGGCCACGAACCGCCCGCCGATGCAGGCGATGATGTCGGGGATGCCTGCGGTCCCGTACATGCCGCCGTGCTCCTTCCAGGCGAAGCATTCCGGAGTTTTCTTGAGCAACCGCAGGATGGCGGCCACGATATCGGATTCTCTCATCGTTTTGGAACGAGGAACCGGGAAAACCAGGTTGTGTATATACTTTTTATTTCCCCTCGTTTTTTCTCATATCACCCCTCTGGTTACTATATAGAGAAGAAGTGAGAAAAAGCCGGTTTTCTCGGTTTTCCCGGTCAGTCCGTGTCCCTCCCTTCTGGATAATACCGAAGCCCGGTCCACGTCCGGCGTTTGGACATGCGATCCCTGCCGCGCTGGATTTCGGGGAAATGCGACTCGATGTCCCGGTTGAACATCGTCTGCGACAGACTCTTGAAGCCGGAGTCGTTGCAGAAAGCCTTGTACCTCTCGTACACCTCGTCGCGGGCCACGACCGCGTTGCTCTCGGCGGCCAGGTATCCTGAAGCGAAGGACAGGGAACTGCTGCTCTCCGTCTTGTACTTTTCAAGCTCCGCCATGGTTGCCGCCGTCTCGGTGAAGCAATACCCGTTGCTCATGAGCCGCTTGAGGCCCTCCAGCGCCCACATGAAGATACCGTCGCTTTCCGTCGCCAGCTTTTCGCGCAGGCCTGCATCGCGCTTCTGTTTGGGTACCGACCGGCTGAACCGGATCAGGATCAGCCTGCGGAAGAAGCCATCTGACCGATCGCCGTAGTTGCGGGGGATATCGTTGCAGGAGAACAGGAACCGGGCATAGGGTCGGAAGGAAAACGGGTCCTTGTTCTTGCGCTCGGCGGTGATGTAGTCCTCGCCGGTCAGCGCCTTGAACATGCCGTTGTCGTCAACCGCCTTGGAGGGCAGATCGGCGAAGATGTTGGCCAGCTTGCCGAACAATTCCGCTTTATTAAAGCGGTCGCCTAGGCTCTGCCAGGGGATATTGCTGACGTTGTCGCTGCCCAGCAGAATTTCCTGCGCCACCGCCAGCAGCGTGGACTTGCCCGCGTTGGGCGCGCCGACGAAAACGAATGATTTCTGCGCTTTATTCACCGGAATTAGCAGGTACCCGAAGATCTCCTGGAGCAGGTGGATTTCCGGCTCGTCAAGGACGCTGCGCAGGAACGCCTGAAAGATTGGGCAGCCGGTATCCGGCTCATGTAGCAGTTCCGGGCGAAACGCCGCACCGATCTGCACCGTGGACAGGTACTCCGGGTTGTGCTCGCGGAACGAGCCGTCCAGCAGATTGTACAGCCCATTTTTCAGGTTCACGATGAACGGGTTGGGGTTGATGTCCCGGATCGAGCGATTGATGAGCATCTTCCACTGGCCGGTAGCGTCGTTGATGGCGTTGAGCACAGCGCTTCGCGCCAGCATATGTTCGCGCACTTTGTTCGTCGCCCACAGATCCTCCCTGGCCCGATAGACGCCGTTTTCGTAGGCGTAGAAGCTGCCGGCGCCGTAGAACGCCGGGATCTCCTGCGACATGTACTCCGCCAGTACGCCGGGCAGGAAGCGCAGCCCGCCCTTCTCGGTCGGCTCATACCAGTCCGGCAACGAACCGCTTTGCGTCGCCTTCCGGGTTTCCTTGTCGGAAACGTAAGCCTTGTTGATGTCCTTGTGGTACGTGGCCAGCGCCTTCGTGTCCGATGCTTTGAGCCGGAAATGCTCACGGATCTCGTACTCGATGAACGCGCCGGCGTCCAGCGGGTCGATGTTGTACAGTGCTTCTTTGATGAATCGCTTCGCGGCGCGCATGTCCTCCACGGGGGATTTCTGGCATTCGATCCTTACAAGCGCTTCCCGCAATTCGTCCAGCGTCATGGGCAGGTAGCACATGGCGGCCGGCGCCTTGCAGCTGCAGGAGCCGTCCAGCATCCGCGGGCACTGGAAGCCCTTTTCGGCGATGGCCTTGCAGGTCATGGGCTTGGTGCCGGAGGCGTGGAAGTGCTGGATCTTCTCCTGCGTTTCCGCAGCCTTGTATCCGGGATACTTAGCAGACAAGGCGTGGACCGCCCGGTAACCGCCTTCAAACACCGCGAGATTGGTGATCATGGCGTACCAGTCGTGCTCGCCTAGCGTAGTGGCATCCTTGTCGCAATGCTCCATGAACGCGCAGCGCCGAAGCACCGATGCCAGGCCTTGGCGGCTCCCGGTCGAAGCTGTGGTGGTTTCCCCTACGTTGGCGGGCTCGTCAACGCTCGGGAGATGCTGCTCCAATTCCGCCTGGGTGTAGCGCAGCTCCGGGTTGAACTTGACGCATTCGACCATCACCGGCTCCTGCTTGCAATGATTGAAGCACGGCAGCCGGAGCACGCGGCTTTCATTGATGCAGGTACGGTCGCCGCCGAACTGCGCGGCCAGGCGCTTTTGGACGCGCCGGAATGTGGCCACCTCGGCGTCACGCACGAGCCAGTAGGTGTGCAGGGATTTCCGGGTCCTGACTACGATGGACGGCTCCAGCGGGAATGCTTCGATCTGCGCCCATTGTTCCTCCAGCGGGATATCATCGCACTCCATGAACTGTGCGTTGATGCGGGTAATGTCCGCGTCCTCATGGCCGCCCGCGTTGACCACGAAATAGATGCCGCGCATGAGCGCGTTCTGCTCCTTCAGCATGGGGACCATGGTGCTCATCTGGGAGAGCGTTGTTTCCAGCTTCATGCCCTTGAATACAACGCCGTCCTTTCGGTCGGCAAACACGCGCAGGCAGATTTTATCGGCGGGGTCAAAGAAGGGGCGCAAGAATTCCTCCACGGGGATGTTCAGCGGTTTCATACTGGGACCTCCTTGCAATCACTGGTAAAATGGCGTACAATCATGCCACGCCACCGCGCTCTGCTGATTTCGCGCTTCATGCCCTCGCTGACCGTATCGCCGAAAAACCACAATTCCCGGCACTTCGATAAAAGAATCAGGCCCATGTGCAGCGCCAGCTCGCGGGTCTCCTCGGTCTCGGTGCCCATGAATTGAGGAAGCAATAAATGCGGCGCGATGGGTAGCGCGCCCTGGGAGAGGGCGAAGGCGCAGTAGCGGCGGGCGTTTTGAAGGTTATGTTCAACGTCGCCTTTGTACGCGGAGCAGATGTACGTCAGCGGCATGTAGCCCAGCCGCTTGGCGCGATCCTCTCGGATTACGCTCGACAGTGCCTCGAAAGCCGTGGGATCGACGTACCCCGAGGCGTTTCTCATCAGTTCGTTGTCCATTGTAGCGTTACTCCATTTCCGTCATGTGCGCGAAGTCCGGCCCATAAGTGGCCTCGGCCACGATCGGCACGTCGAATTCCAGGAAGGGCTGCGCCTCCATGCGCGAACGGATGAACGCCACCGCCTCGTGAAGTCGGTCGGCCGGCAGCTCGAACACCAACTCGTCATGGATTTGCAGCAGCGGCTTCAGCCACGGGCGCTCTGGCAGGCCGGCGATGATGGCGCCCAGCGCGAGCTTGAGGATGTCGGCGGCCGTGCCCTGGATCGGGGTGTTCAGCGCGCAGCGCTCGGCGTAGCTTTTCTTCCCCCAATCCTGGGAGCGGATGCCCGGCAGGTAGCGGCGTCGCCCCAGGAAGGTCTGCGAGTATTGGCGAATGCTAGCCACCTTCTTCGCCTGTTCCTGCCAGCGGGCCAGCGCCGGGTATCCGGCTTTCAGGTTGCGGATGATGTCCTCGCACGTTTCGAGGGGGTTGTCCAAGCCGGCCTTGAATTTGAGCTGTCGCTGGAGGCCCCGCGCGAACAGGCCATAGAACACGCCGAAATTGCAGTTCTTGGCGATGGTGCGACGCTCTTTGTAATCTGGTGCGCTCTTGTCCACGGCCTGGGCGAACGGGATGCCGAAGATGACCGAGGTGGTCTGCGCGTGGATGTCGCCACCGGTGCGGTAGGTTTCCAGCATCTTCTCATCGCGGCAATAGAACGCACCGACGCGCAGCTCGATCTGCGAAAAGTCGCAGGACACCAGCACATGGCCCTCCGGCGCGACGATGAACGAGCGGATGCCCACCGGATCGTTGGTCTTGCGAGGGCAGTTTTGCATGTTTGGGTTCCGTCCGGCGAAGCGCCCGGTTTCCGTTGCCAGGGGCATGAGGTCCGGATGGATGCGCCCGGTTGCAGGGTTGATGTGCCGCAGATACCCATCCAAATACGTTGTTTTCAGCTTCGACCAGCGCCGATATTCCTGCACCAGTTCAAACAGCGGTTGAAGCTCCGGACGGTGTTCCGCGCACCATTCCGCCAGCATCACCATCACCTGATCGTCAGCAGCCTCGGCATTCTTCGCCGTAGTTTTAAGGACGGGAAGGCCGAGGTCCTTGTACAGATAGTCCTTGAACGCCTGGGTTCCGGCGTTGGCGCCGATGTCCACGTCACCGATCATACTGCGGATTTTGCCCTGCAGGTCGATGAGCCGGGCCGCGCATTCGCCCTGCTTGCGGATCATGGCTTCCTCGTCCATCAGAAGGCCGTTGTACTTCATCAGGCCGCAGTAGACCGCCGTGGGGGATTCCACCTGCTCTACGATGAACCGGTGCTTGGGCAGGAAGGTGTCGAACCACCGATTGAACCGGTGGTACAGCCGGAGAGCGTAATCGGCGTCAGCGCAGGCGTAGCGGATGGTTTCTGGGTCGCTCGAATCCAATTCGTCAAAGAACCGGCCCTCCGTCACATCCTCGAAGGAAGGCAGCTCGTCGCCGAACAGGCCTGGAACCAGTGTTTTCAAGCCGCTGTCGGACAGGCCGCGAAACTCGAATGTGTTTTTGAGCGTCATCTGCGCGGCGGCGATGGTGTCATAGCACGGCGGCTGGAGGACGATGCCGCGCGCATACAGGAACATGCTCTCGAAGGCGAGGTTGTGGGCCACCTTCGTGACGGTGGGGTTCATCCAGAGCGCGTCCCGCAGGAAGGGGATCACCTGCTCCGGGTCTGCGTTGCCGCCGCCGATATGCTCCAGCGGTATGTAGATGGCGCTGCCCTCCGCCACGGAGAGCGATATGCCCACGATGCAAGCACGGTGCGCGTCCAGCGCGGCGCGGTTGTCTTCCCGGTATTGCGGCAGCGGCGAGGTTTCAAAGTCGAAGGCCACGACCGGAGCGCCTTGAAGATAATCTTCAATGGCCTGCAGGTCGGTTTCCATTCGGTAACTCATTCGGTATCACTCCTTTCGGAATACCGGAGGATGGGAGGCCCACCCTCCGGCGCTCTGCTTTAGTTGAGCAGACGGGCGGTCGGCTCGTTGCCCATGATCTCGCCGGCTTCGGGGTCAACCGCCATCGCGGAAGCCGATTCGTCCTCATACCCGACGCGCGTAGCGAACTGTTTCACCTGCTCGGCCATCGAGAGGATCAGGGGAAGCTCCGCATCGGTCAACGCCCGATCCACGGAGAACTGCGCCTGGGAGTAGGCGATGCCGCCCGCGTTCGTCACCTTCTTGAGGGAGAAGCGCGTCACCACGGAGCAGGATTTCCGACCCTTGCCCAGCAACCGCTTGATGTACACGCCGAACTCCTTCATGGAGCCGGTGGGGAGGGTCAGCACCAGCGGAATCATCTCGCCCTCGCGCAGGATGAAGATGCGGCGCTTGTTCTTGCAGGCTTTGCCGCCGTTCTCGCCACTGCCGAACTGGTTGAGCGGGCAATGGGCACAGTTCCCGCCCGGGTCGCCCATACCGGTCACGCCGTCGTAGCTGCCGCAATCCGGGGGATTGTTGCCGCCCGTGAACCGCTCGCGGTAGTAGGTGAACAGCGGGTGGTGGAACAGGATCACGCCGGAGAACTCCTTCACAGTATCCGTCTCACCGGGTAGCGCGCCGGGCACCTCGAATACGGTGCCGCCAGCGGCGGGGATCGTCACGCGGTCGAAGGTGACGTTCATGCCGACCATTTCCTCGGAGAGCGCGTCGGCCAGATTGAAGCCCTCCAGTGCGGTGTAGCTATTGGTAGGGGTCATCTCGTTCTTGCTCATGTTGAAGTCCTTCCTTTTCTTGGTCAGCGCGCTTTTCGCACGCCCACGGTCGTTTTCTGGAATACGTTCACGAGGCCGTCCAGCCATGTGGGGAGTGAATCGTCGTTCTCGGAAATCTGCTCATTCACGAAGGCGGTGAGCGAATTCGCGTTGACGGTTTCATAGATCAGGTCGCCGAACCCCTCGGAGCGGAGCGCCGCGAACAGATCGTCCTTCATGCCCTCCACAGCGGAGGCGCGGATTCTGGTGGTGAGGCAGAACATGGTGCCCGCGCGGGTGAAGTTCTGCGTCTCGGTATCGAGCATCAGGCCGGATAGCAGCTCGTCCACATTGTCGATGTCCGCGTTGACCTGCTTCAGCTCAACCTCCAGCGCTTCTTTATGGTCGCGCAGGGCCTTCAGCTCGTCGGCCAGTTCAAAGACCCGGTTGTTCTCCATCTTGCCTCCTGTTCATGTGGTAAAGGGGTTGCGCCCGGCCCGGTAATCGTCCACCAGCGCCTTTGCGAGGTTGGCCTTGTCCCGGAGCGCCTGGAGTACCTTCTCGTCCACCGTACCCTTGGCAACGAGGTGGATGTAGGTGCAGGGCTGCCGCTGGCCGACGCGGTGGATGCGGGCGCGGGTCTGTTCGTAGTTGCTCATGGAGTAGTCCATGCTGTAGAAAACCATGGTACTGGCGGCGGTGAGCGTGATGCCCAGGCCCGCCGTCGCGATCTGGCCGACGAACACGGTCACGCCGGGGCCAGAGTCTGGCTGACAATCGTTCTGAAAGGCCGACACCTGCGCATCGCGGTCCTTGATTTCGCCAGAAATTTGCGCGTATCGGATGCCCTTCTTCGTGAGCAGCTTCCCGATGGCGTGGATCTCCGGGATGAACCTGACGATGATCACGAGCTTCTTGCCGTCCTGTTCCGCGTTTTCGATGATGTCAGAGAGCGCGTCCAGCTTGGCCGAGGAAACCTGCTCGGTGGCCGATGAAACGTCACCGCCGAGGAATCCGCCTGTGAGTTGCGAGAGCCGCAAAAGCCGGGTCAGCACATTGGTCACGGTGACTGTGTCGCCAGCCAGCTCCGCATAGCTGTCCTTGACGAGCTGGCGGTAGGTTCGCATGGCGGCAGGTTCCAGCTCCACGCGTTGGACGATGTCTGTGGTGTCGGGGAGGTCCAGGCATTCGGCCTTCGTCGCCCGGTACGCGATGGAATGCAGGCGCTCGGTGAACTCCGGCTCCATCGACCGCTTCATGACCGGCGTGTGGTTGCCGTAGCCTGTCATGTCGAAGTAGCGGTTGCGGAACAGATAGAAGCTCGGGCCATATACGCGGGGATCGGCGAATTTGTACTGGCTGAACACGTCCACCGACTTGTTGGTGATGACCGTGCCCGTGAGCAGCAGACGGTACTTCGCCTTCGCGCCCAGCCGGTGCAGCGCCTTGGAAGCCGCGATGTTGTGGGTCTTGATCTTGTGGCCCTCGTCGGCGATGATGAGGTCGGGTGCCCACTTGAGCAGTTCGGCCTCCAGCCGCCACGCGCTTTCGTAGTTCACCACCAGCACCTGGAGCGCCGTGCCGTTCATGTGCCGGATGGTATCGATCTTCCGGGCGGTGGTTCCTTCGAGCATAGCCAGCGCGTAGTCGAAGGCGGCGAATTTCTGGAACTCGTCCTGCCACACGCCCAGGATGGACAGCGGCGCGACGATCAGCAGGCGACGGATGCGTCCGGCGTTCCAGAGCGAGCCGGCGATGGCGATGGAGGTCAGTGTCTTGCCGGTGCCGTTCAACCCATTTCCATAAGGAGGGCTGCGCCCTTACCTGTGGAAACGTTCATCTGCATCACCATCCTTTCGAGCCGCTGTGTAGCGCGGCATGTTCTCGCTGGGATGGAAGCACAAGCAGGTTGCTAGGATGGTTGTTCTTCTTGTCCCCATCGATGTGATGAACAACCTCGTACTTTTTCAGGGAACGCCCAAGCATTTCTTCCGCGACAATTCGGTGCTCATGCCGCCCAAGGCGCTTTGTGTACGCCCGGCCTTCCCCACTTCCGCGCAGCAGGTTTCCTCTTTTAATCCTTGAAGAAATCACACCGCCCGGCTGGTTCATGGCGTTGTCCGTCGCGTTGTACTGCCGCATCCGTCCTAAATTCCACTGCCTGAAATGGGCAATCGAACAGAAATTATGCTCGTGCAACTCACAGGACAATTTCTTAAAAAAGATGCCGCACCAATCACATCGGACAGTCTGCGTTTTCTTCATCACGATCACCTCCATCTAGGGCCTCAAAGAGTTGCAAGACAAAGTAGTACGCTTCCAGTTGGTGTTGGTAGAGGACGGCCTTCACGGGATGATCTCGTGGGTTCGAATGGTTTTCCGCCATTTGAGTGCTCCTTTTGCGCCAAAAAAATGACCGGACGGCAAGAGAGCGCATTGCGCTACTCTGTAACCGCCCGGCCATTTGGTGCCTCTTATTTCAGGGCCCGTTGCTCGGTGACAATTACTTCGCGGATTTCGTTCCGCTTGGAGATGTGTGCCTTGGTGATCCTACCCCCTGGGGAATCCAGTTCGCAGACCATGACCTGCCCGCATACAGTGCACTTGATCGATATCGCAGCGTCCCCCAGGCGCAAAATGTCGAACATCCGTCTTGCGCAGTGGGGGCATTGAACCCGCATCCACATCCCTCCCCAGTCGATGGATAACACGATTTCCGGAAATGATTTTCTAACCATTGGCAGTATACACCCGCAGCGTATCGCTGTCAATATAGAAAATAAGAATTTCGAAAGCAAAATATCCAATTATTTTTTGTCCGCCAGATTGACGTGCCGCCAATCCTCGGCTATACTGTATTGGGTTCTTGCCGGAGGGAGGGCGCGAAATGGAGCGGTATCTGTTTACCTCGGATGGGTATCGATGCTTGGACGTCGACGGAACCGTCCTGTATCAGTCCGAGGGCCATGAAGATCTATTTCAATTTGTCGATAAAGATGAGACTCCGCTGGATGATTTGCTGCGAAAATACTTGAGCTTGTGCGTGGATATTGATCGACTGAGCCCAATTTCCTATAATGCTGATAATGAGAAGAACGAAGCCTATCGGGAAATGTTGACGACGTTGAGTGAGGTACATCCTTTTTGCACCGGGGAATACCTGGACAGAGAAATAGCGCTATATTTCAGTAATAAGCTGGCGGAAGCGAGTCTAAAACGGTCAAGCGATTTAGAGATATACGAAGTTTCGGAAAAAGAATATAAAACACTATTTGACTGCTTATTACCGGGCGGATTTGGGATAGACGGAAACATTGCAGATGTGAACCATTACCAACATTTTGAGTTTTATAAAGTTTATCGGCAAATGGTGAGCGGCGAAGGAGATACCCACACTATTGATTCGCCTTTTTTTGATTTGCACCGTGCAAAGCTCCTCATCAAAGATTTTTTATATTGGGTATTGGATAGTCAAGCAAAACCGTTTGGCGACATGACGCCGCCGCAGCGCCTATACTTATATAACACATATCATCTACCGGAGACTTTCAAAATCGCGAACACAGTGGTTGACTACTATTGGGGCAGTGAAAATGGTATCCGATTTGACGGTTCATACATGGGCATTCGTCATGAGATACCGCTTACGATCCGGCTATCAGACGGAAGATATATGGGAGAAATCGTACAGGGAATCACGTCGGATCAAGGATATGAAAAAATTGATTCTCATGCAAAAGAACTTTTTCTGAAGACGATCGCTGAAATTAAGAATACATCGGCCACGAACGAATATTGCGCGGTTTACGGCATACGCGATCTGTTTACGCTTTTATTCATAGAATGCCAACGCATATATGAATCAAAGATAAGCATTCGGCGATGTGAGCGCTGCGGACATTATTTTATTGCAAACAAGCAGATGTATAAGTATTGTGAACGGCCTATAGACGAGTATTCACTCAAGACTTGCCGCGATGTTGGCGCAAAGGAGAGCGCGAAGAAGAAGTTGAGTGACGATCCACTTTATTATCTATACAATAAGGCTTATCGGACGCATCACGCGCGCATCCGAGCGGGGCATATTACCAAAGGCGAATTCGACGCTTGGGCAACGGAAGCTAAGCGCCGCATGAATGCGGTTTTGGAAAACCCGTTACTCTGGGACGCGTATGTGGAATGGCTAAGAATATAATGAATCGCCCTTTTATTACTTTAGTTTTGAAAAAGAATGGCCAGGGAGCACCCGTTCCCGGACCGCGAAATCATGTGAATTAATCACGACGGGAAACGGGTTCAAAGTGAGCCCGGAATCTTCGTGGCTTGCTTATACCAATTTGAAACATTAACGCATCGACGCGCCGGGTCTTTTCGCGCACAGCTGCGTCACTTTCCGCTCACCGTAGCGCTGCTACGCCTCGCTCCGGCTCCTTGCTCTGCATCGAAAATCCCTCGTCGCTTTGGATGCTTTAATATTTCGCATTGGTATTATGCCTCGATCCCCCGTTCTCCGCCCCAATTGAACCCTACAGCGGATGCCGGTAAAGAAGGTCCAAGTACTTCATTCACCTTGCGGAGTATATTGGCATTCATCCGCTTCATGGTGCTGACGGACTGTATCCATGGGATGTCAGACAGTGTATTCATCTCCGCGATTCTCGGGAAAGAGAGTGCTTCGTCGTAGTGAAGCCGCACCAGAAAAACCTCCGCTTCACTTAATGATCCCATAACTGCGTCATACAGGGCGACTTTTTCTTCGACTTCAGCCATTTCAGCCCGAAGCCAACTGATTTCCCGCTCACGCTCTTGTTGTTCCTCTATAAGATGTTCCTGATAATGGAGCGCCACGTATTCCGTCCGGCTGCCATTGCCGCTCGCGGCAGGCAGCTCGTCTAGCGGGCGACGCTCAAGGGTCATGGACTGAATCATCTCGTCGCTCAGCTGGTTCCTGAGCGTTTCAGCCTTCACGAGTTTTGCCCGGATTGCGGAGCGCCTAGATTCTACCAACTTATGGTTCCGTAGCAGTAATTGAGCGTCGTTGTTCATTGCATACCTCCCGATCATCGCTCTGTTTATTGGAATCAAATGAAGGATTACCATCTGTTGCCCCTTGTTAAGGCGAACCGAGCATGCGGAAGCGAATCGTTCATGGTATGTGCCGATCCATAATGACCTTGCTCCAGTATATAAACGGACCATTTTGAACCCATTTTGATACCAAACCGAGCCGTCTTGTGCCAAATCCGAACCGAATCAAGCCGGAAATAATGCTACTATTATCCAATTTGATCCGAAACAAGCCGGAAATGTTCCCGAAATATTACAATTTGATGCCAAAATGATGCGGTTTTGGACCTTTACAGCATTATGGGAAATGTGTTATAGTATAATTACGAGATAGTAAGGGGACGAAAATAGAATAGTTCTCCCGGACGTCTGGCTCTGCCGGGCGTCTTTTCTATTACCCTCTACTGTCTAAATCATCGTGTTGACTTAAGCGGCAACCGGCTCAACGAACATGCCGTTAAATCGATCTTGCGCTGCGATTATCTCATTGACAAAGGCAGGCACACGAGCTATAATGTTCCCACATTAGAGAACGAACTAATGTTCTAATTGGAGGTGAAGCGGGTTGAAGGAGACCTTTGGCGCGTATATCGCGCGCAAGCGGACCGAACAGGGATTGGGCCTTCGAGGGTTTGCGGCAGATCTGGGAATCGGCGCACCGAATCTATGCGATATGGAGAAGGACAGGCGCTGGCCGCCGGAGGAGCCGCTGCTTGGCAGGATGGCGGACGCGCTGGGGTTGCAGGGAGAAGAGCGCGATCATTACTATGACCTGGCCGGAGAGTATCGCGGTGAGGTGCCGGCGGACGTATCCCCCTACATTCGGGAGAACGATGTGGTTCGGATGGCGCTGCGCCGGGCAAACAGCGCGGGCGCCGGTGAAGCTGAGTGGCTCCGCTTTATCCACCAGTTGGAGGGCAAAGAATGATCAAGCCAACGTTCAGTATAACTCGAAGCGGCATGCCGGTGCTTTCAAAGATTGACTTGGAAGAGCTTGGACAGGCAATGGCGCGGGATTTCCAGCCGTCCATTCTATCCGGTGAAGAGCCTCTTCAGGCCGAAAACTTCGCGACCGGATACCTGAAGCTCGACGTGGAATATCAATGGCTGTCCAACAACGGATGCTATCTGGGCGCGGCGATTCTGGACGAACGCCAGAACGTCATACTGTACGACCCTGGGAAAGGCAAGCCGATTCGCAGGGAGTACACTTTGGGCACGGTACTGTTGGACGCGTCGCTTCAGGAACTCTCGCGGGAGCCCATGATGCGTTTCACCCTGATGCACGAATGCGCGCATCAGGTGCTTCACCGGCCATACTTCCGTCAAAACCCGGACGCGGTTGCATGCAGAAGAACGGCATTGATTGGTGACATTCGAGACCCAGAAAAAGCGTGGACAGACCTTGATCGAATGGAATGGCAGGCGAACTACCTGGCCTCGTGCCTTCTGATGCCGATCGACGCGGTACGCGCCTGCATTCGTGGAAATGAAATGGAGGAGTACTATCGATATCGAGTAGGGCGAGGGATGATCGAATCTACTGCACTCGGAATGGCGGCGGTGGAACTGTCACCCATATTTCATGTATCAGACAAAGCGGCTGAGAGCCGCCTGCGCGGGCTTGGGTTTGGAAGACAGGGCGCTGCCGGAGACTGAAGAAGAGGCAAAGGTCTCGTCAAGCGCAACCGTGGGACATGGAAAGCGGGTGAGTGAAGTTGCATGTATTCATTGCGCAGGAAGGAAAAGAACAACGGCTGATGGCGGTGCGGTGCCCATGCTGCGGAGGGCGCATATTGGACGCCGCATATGGTACTGAGGTGATGGTGAGCACGGACGAACCAACGGAGCCGCCAGATTACATCATTAAGTGCTGGCGGTGTAAGCATCTGCTGGGGGTGAAGGAAACGGAAGCGAATCGAACCCATGAGCAGACGGACGAAGATGGATTAGCAGAAGTTGTCCCCACTTACGGTAAACCGATGAATGATGCGGTCGAGATGATCGACGGCTAACCCCCGAACAGGTGTATACGTTGATGGAGAGATATGAGCGTCCTCTCCCCCGCTTGGCGCAAGTTTTCATGTTGACAGGTCGATAGGGTTATTTTGCTGTTTATGGATATTCCATGAGCTTGTATTGATGCTGCCCTGACGTGATTCAGCGAGAAAAACGGCGGCCGGCAAGAAAACTGAATAACAAAGAATTGTAAATCGTACAGAGCCCAATGCATCCACGGGACGAGCCCGTGATCCAGATGACAGATGAGCCTGACAAGTAGCTAATAAAGTTATGAGTCAGGCTCGTTTCTTTTTGGCTATTTGTCCGGCTCCGAAAGGAGCGGCAGATGGCCAGGTTTCATGCATTTATCAACGCGTACAGGAAGGACAATGCCAGCTACACTTACTGGCAGGATGATGGGACGGAGGTAACACTGGTTGCGGGACAGGACGGGGTGACAGAGGAGTGGATCGCAAGGCTGAAGGTATGGCATCGGGAAGAGCGAAGCAGCATGCGTCACGGGGAGGACTTAGTGGTTAGCCTGGAGGCCCTTTGCGAAGAGATGGATGATCACAGTGAAGTCCTTAAGGATATGTCCGGTGATCCCGCGGAGCGGATGGTTGTGCGGATCGAGTGGGAAATGCAGCGAAAGATGCTGCGCCAGATCCTCAAACAGCTCACGCCTGGCCAAATGAAGTTGCTGATTCAGATAACAGTACGAGGAGAATCCTTTGCTTCCATTGCACGTGAAGAAGGTGTAAGCGAAGCAGCGGTAAGGAAGCGGCTAAAGAAAATAATGTTAAGTATTGGTGAAACAGCAATTTAGCGGTACGGATTCGTGTTTTTCACCGGCTGAAATATGAGGGGATAAATAATTCCCCTTGAAGCGAGGCCCGAACCGGGCGAGCGAGGAGGACAAAAGATATGAAGCCGGTGGGTGAAATCAATTCTGCCAGTGCAGCCATCATCCCAACGCGGGAGAGTGAGAGGCAGCTGCACAAAATTACAAGACGCCACGGCGGGCCTTCCATGTCCGACGTTCAGGACGAGCTCGCCCGGTACATCCTCTGCCACGAGAAAGCGGGGCGGAAGCTGGATACGGAGGGGCAGGCGCTGAGGTTCGACGATCGGATCAACGTACTGATACGCAAGCTTGACGGCATCTGGCACATCCTGCGCGTCTGGCGACGCGAAGGAAGAGAGGTCTACCGACCGGTGTTCTCATGGCAGGTGGTCATGCGAGGTTGGCGGACGTTCCTCGCCCGAGTACTCACGGGCTGGCAATACAGGGCGTTGCCCGCAGGGTACGCACCAATGCGGACGGCAGGCTGAACAAACAAAAAGATGGGAGGTGATTTGACTATGAAAGCTTGGAATGCATCCTCTGTGCCCTGAGGCAACATCTGTGGTTATCACAAAAAGTTGCTGCGCATCGAAGATTGGAAGCAGGATGATTTAAGGAGGAAACAACACAATGAACAAGGTGTATCTTTCGGGCATTGTTTCGGATGATCCCAGGCAGGTCAACGGAGAGGGCCAGGCGGCGCACACGGTATTCTCGCTCTCCGTCCGCCACAAGACCAGCGCGAACATCGTGAAGAAGGAACTGTACCGGATCAACGCGTGGAACGCGAACGCGGAGTTTAGCAGAGAGCGCCTGGCGAAGGGCATGAAGATCGCCCTGGAGGGCTATCTGACGCAGCGAGTGTTTCAGGCCGGCGGCATCCCGGTCGTCTCGGTGGAGGTGGCGGTGGACGAGCTCTTCCTTCCCGCAAAGATTCAGCCCGGCTTTGAACCGGACGCGTTTAAGGATGGCGAGGCACAGGCACTGCCGGCATAGCGTATTCGCATATGCTCGCCCCATGAAGTGGATGCTCTCCAAAGCAACGTCTCACGGATAAACGACCGGAGACGATGACATATAGACCGGCGCCGGTCAAAACAAAGGAATCAGAAGTTACATCAGAAAAGAAAACCCGAACGACAAAAAGGAGAGGACAAGATGGAGACCAACGTGGTGAGAACCAAATGTCCGTTGATCGTAAATGGTCAGGGGGAGCCGCCCGAGGAGGATCGGGCGGAAGGAATGAGAATCCGATTACAGCTGTTTGCGGGTGATCCCGTCGATATCAGCCAAATCGTCGACAATGACGTGGCGATCTTCAGGACGGCAGGATCGTACAGCGCGGAAGGCGGAGACGCTGAGGATCAGCCGACCGAGGAAGATTCGGAGGAGGTCAGTGACGAGTCAATCCTCTTCCCGCGGCTGATGGTGACGGATCAGAACCTTCCACAGACGGATATCGGAGAAATGGTGGTCCGAGACGAGGATGGCAACCTCTTCACGGTGACGGTGGACAAGGAAGGGGAAGTGACGGAGCAGCCATTCATGATCGGGGAGGACAACATTGAGGACGGAAGCATTAGCGCGTCCAAACTGGCGGAGGGGTCGATTACGTCACGGGAAGTCGACCTGAGCGACCTGTTCAGCGACTCCCCGCTGCTAAATCAGCTGATCTCTGCGAACATCGATACCGAAGAGCTGTTTTTGAATGACCTGTTTGTTGAAAAGTTTAAGGCCGGCTCCATCGAAGCGCTAACGGCCAAGATCAACGAGATCGTGGCCGGGGCAGTCACCACGGACACGCTGTACGCGGCCATCGCAGATATCGTGGCGCTCCGAGTGCAGCAGATCACCGCGGAGACGATCAATGCGGATGCGTTGTACACCGCGCTGGCGAATGTGGTCAAACTGCGCGTCGACGAGGCCGTAGCTGGATCGGTCACCACCGACGAGTTGCGGACCGCGCTGGCCAGCATCGCGGACGCACAGATTGGTAGCGCTAATATTGACTACGCAAATATTAAGGACCTGCTCACCGATACCGCGATCATCACGCGGGGCACCGCCGAGAAACTGTACATCAGTCGTCTGGCTGTGACCGAAGCCAACATGGTCAACCTTACAGTGGGCACGCTGGTGGTGCGGGGAGACGACGGTAGATACTACCGGGTCTCGGTCAACACGCAGGGAGAGATCGTCACAACTGAGGTCAAGATGTCTGGTGACAACATTGCGGACAACTCAATCGGAGGACGGCATATTATCGAGAATTCGATCACTACGCAGGAGCTTAATGCTGATCAAATTTTCGGCGATAGCGCGATCATCGCCAAGATTACGACGGGCATCATCAACGCGGGGACGCTTATCGCGGACGCTGGTGTCATTGAGAGTATTCAAAGCAACGCGATCCTGCGTTACATGGCACTCCCATCTGATCCCGTCACTGGGCAGACGATTATCTACACCGGCGTCACGCCAAACGAAGCGCTGCAGTGGACAGGCGGCGGGATCAACCCCACACAGCGACGCTATTCCGCGGTAAAGTCAGGTGGTGCGGTCGAGATTATCGACATGTCCAATATCCACGATATTGGTATATGGGTCGGTATGACTGCTAAGCAGGATGCGCGGACGCCCTCACTCACAACGCCATACGCGATCTCGGGGTACAATGAAGTAAGCTCAATTGTTCCAATGACCAGGAATCTGATCAATCCGCCCGAGACAGCTGTATTGGTGAATGGAGTTACGTTTACGCCACAGACAGACGGGTCGATCCGGGTAACCGGAACTTCCTCAGCAGCAATCAATACGTCGCTTCTCGGATCATTTTTCGGGAGTAAAGCGCTATTTTGGCTTCCGGCGGGAACGTATACGCTTACGCAAACTGATTCTCGAGTCAAGGTGCGGCTGGGATCACCTGGCTCGACGTTGTGGTCCGAGAACACAGTCACACGCACACTGACAGCCGCAACCAAAATCTCCTGGATCAACGTTGCGATGGACTCGGGCGTCACGATCGACACGACAATCCACCTGCAACTCGAATCCGGATCAACGGCAACTAGCTATGTACAGTATACGGAGCAGCGCGTAACAATCCCGCTGCGATCGACAAAATACGGCGTCGATACCGCGATGGATTGTGTGGGGAGCGGCGGCACGGAAACTAACAGCACGTTGTATGTAGAGCTGGATGGCACAGAGAACTGGGGTTTCCCCGGGCAACCGGCGCTGGCCACGCTGGCGCGTTTTGGCCTGACCATTTCTGGGATAAAAACTGGGGCCAATGGATTGTGCAGCCGCCTGCCATGGCAGTACCCGCCGCTCTACGGCGCGACGACCGTGGAGGCAATCGAGGGCCACGTGGATGCCAACCAGATCTTCATCTATATACTGAAGTCACGGCTCTCAGGGTGGTCAGATGAATGGACGAGCGTGCAAAAAATCGCTGCGTTTAAGGCATATCTCGCGGCTTTCAAGGCCGCCGGTGCACCGATCCAAGTTGTAGCAGAGCTTACAACCCCGGTAACCACGACTGGACCTGGCACAAAACACTCCGGAATCGACGGCACGAATATCGTCACCACTGACGGTGAATCCATCAGTGTGACTTACACCGGCAGCGGCTGGCAGCGGCTCGCCAACTCAATTATCGGTTCCAATATCCAGATCACCGAAGACTACATCCGTGTGCAGACTGACAAGTTCTCGGTTGGCAATGACGGCAACCCAGACAACGACGCGCTGGTGGTCGAGGATGGAACCGCTTCAATCCCTGTGCTCGCATCGCCATGCATCATGCCGGCGTATATTGGACCGACGAGCATCGCCGTCCGAGCAAACGCGACGGACGCGGAGATCACGGCTGGTACGGCGTTCAGGACACTGGCGCAGCTGGTCACGGCGCTGAATAGGAAGTGGCTGCCTAAGAACGTGACAGTTACGATTGACGCATCCATCGATGAGTACAGCGACATAGTGCTCAGTGGGATATCAGGTGCAAACCTAACGATTACCGGTGTGGGCACTTACACAGCGCCATCCGACTCCATGCCACGGCACACTGGTCTATTCTACGCTCAGGATTGCACGGTCCGGCTCACGATCCAGAATCTGCGCATACGAAACTCGCTGACGGCGAGCCAAGGATTTGTATCGTACATCTCCCGGTGCACGTTCTTGGAATATACGCGTTGTGTGCTGGAGGATACGGGAACCTATGGCGGCACACTACTCAGGTCTGATCAGAACGCATCGGTCTACCTGAACAATTGCGCTTTGGTTAACGCTACGGGCGTCGCCTGCACAGCCCTTATGGTTCGCTACGGTGGGAGGATCACGGTTATTAACGCGATTGGTGACCTGTCATCGAGCGCTATCCTAATGGATGTCTGGGGTGGTGCCATCTACTGGAGTGGTACTGCGCCTGTGTGCGCCAGCAGTACCGTGGCCATCAATACCTCTATCGGCACAGCGGCATACTCACTGGGAACGCGCACAGCGTTCAGAGGATCGACGAGCACTGGAAGCACCAGTCCGGTGTCGACGGACCTATCGCTGTCCACATCCGGCTGCTACATGACGGAATCCGGCTGGACTGGGGCGCTCTATCAGGGCTATACCAATGCCAAAGGCCGCTGCACCACTTGCCTATGGTTTGACTTGTCGACTTTGTCCGGTAAAACGATCCTGTCCGCATCCCTGACGCTGCACCGATACAGTAGCTATGGACGGTCAGGCGGTGTGCCCGTGCGTATCTATCCAATCAGCAATACCGGCGCTAGCGGCAGCCTGTTACGGGGCGACTACATCGCCAACATTGGCTCAGTGAGTGCTGGTCAGACGCTGGAGATGACACTGCCCATAAGCGTTGTGCAAGCGCTGATCGCGGGGACGTACAAGGCAATTGGCCTTTACACGGCTGAGAGCGGTGTGGCCAGCGGCAAAGATTATAGCACGAACTACGCCCGGTGGGACAAGGACGCTGTGTTGAGCGTGACTTACCAATAAGGAGGGATAAGACATGGAGCCTGAGTATCGCATGATCGACGGCGTATGGGTAGAACCTGTTGATGAGCCCAGCCCGTTGGAGCAGATGCCGGAGGATGATTGGAAAAACAGCATTGAGGCGGCTTTGATTGAACTGGCTACAATCATTGCTGGAGGTGAATGAG